ATTTTCTACAATATAATCATTTTTTAATTTTATCATATATATCCTTATTATTTTCTATTTTTAATTAAATTTTTGCTCACGAGCCCAGATTTGAACTGGGAACTAATGATTAACAGTCATTTGTGATACCATTTCACCACCCATGAATAATATTATTCTCCATATTTTAATAAAAAATCAGTATTAATTACCTTAAAAGATATTTGTTTTTCTTGATTTCTACAAACAATACCTTCTCTATAAATATCAGAAATAATAGATTTTCCATGTGCATATTCCACCATTTCGGGAATTGTGGATTTTAATTTTGAATATTCAAGAAATGGTACTCTTTTTAATCCAAGTTGTGAAAGAACACCGCCATATTGACCAAATGAAATTATTTTTTTATCGGGATAAATAAGATTGAAAAAATAAACATCATATCCTTTTATATTATATTTATTTTTTTGTATACCTTCTCCAATTATTTCCCCCTGTAATGCCACATAATCATATTTACCAATTAATACTTCTAATTTATTTTTTAAATCATATTGTTTTGCTATCGTCCAGTAAGAACTATTATCCAGTTTAGATAAATGAATTCTTCGACTGCATACACCAAAAATATATTTTTTACCAAATAAAGTTTTCTTTTTTATTAAAAACCATGTACCCGATTGACCATCGAGTTTTTCAGTAAAAGTAAAAATAGTATCTTTTTCTCTTTCACAAATATTTGGAAATAATTGTATTCTATCTTCATCCGTTTTTGGAATAAACTTTGGGAATTCTCCTTTGTTTGAATGAAGTAAAAATAATTTTCTATACCAAGAATACCTTTTCATAAATTTGAAAATTTTATTTTGTTTTCTATTTTCAATATCTTTTAATAATTTTGCTTCAAGTTCTCCTTGTGGATCATATTTTTTAATATTTAAAATTTTTGTTACATCATCGTTTTCATTCCATTTTTTATTTGGCAAAATAGATAACGGAAATGCAATACCTTGCGAAATTTGTCCACGAAGTTTTATAGTTTTAATTCTAAATTTTTTATCTTTTAAAAATTCAAATTCTGGTTTATCTGGTAATATAGAATCTACTTCACAATATACACAATAATCACCTTCATTAAATTCACCCTTTTTAACAACTAAAGACCAACCCAATATTGTTGCTTTTTCAATAGAATCGGCATTTTCAATTGGTTCGAGTTTAATAATTTTTTGTATTGATGCTAATTTTCGTTCCATATTTATTCATCCTTTTTATTTAAAAAATATTCAACTTTATTATTGTGGTCTATACAAACATCTAAACAATTTTTTCTACAAATAGGGTCATTATAAGTATTGGTTTTTTCAAACCATTTTTTTCGTTCTTTTTTAATTTCAGTTAATGTTTTATTATATATGGTACCAATTGATTTTCCTTGTTCTCTCATATATATAACACAAGGAAAATGTTTCCCATGCAAAATAGCCATATCATCTTTAACCAAATGGCATTTTTTACAATCTTTTTCTGTTATTCCCCTAACATGTCTTTTATTTTTAATATTATTTAATCTATATGATAAAATTCCATAGTCTGTTTTTATATCATCAATATTTAAATAATGATTAGATTGCGAAGATGGAATTATTCTAATATCTGAAACACCCAAAGATGTTGCATAAGAAATTATATTTTTTAAATCTGAATTATTTTGTTTATCTAAAACTACTCCAACAGTAACATATGTTAATTTAGATAGTTCTTTAATGATATTTGTGATATGTTCAAAATTAGCATTTGTACCAGCCATTATATTTGCCATTGAACTACAACAAGCATCTAATGAAATCGAAAAATCATTAACACCCAATTTATATAAATATTTATAAAATTCCAGTGATGCACTTCCATTTGTAGATAATGCTATATGCTCAATACAAGAAAAACTTTTGGTATATTTTACTAATTCGACTAAATCTTTCCATATTGTGGGTTCTCCGCCAGAAAATCGTATATTATGAATATTTCCACTAACCCATATATCAATAATTTCTTTTGCTTGTTTTAATGTTAAATCTCCTTGCAATTCTTTTTTAATACCGCGACAATATAAACATTTAAAATTACATCTGTCGGTTAAAATAAGTTCACATCTTTGTAAATCACTTTTCCATGAAACATTTTTTGCTCTTTTATCGGATAATGAATAAAAGCCAATTTCTTCTAATTTTTGCATTTACATACCTTTATATTTGAGATTTAAAACAGATTTCAAATTCTTCTTTTGTTAAATGAGTCCAAAAATGAATTTCATTAAACCAAAACATAACAGCAAAAGTATTATTTTTTGGTCTAAAAAATAATTTATCCCCCTCTATATAACCTATGGCATATTTTTTAATGATTTCTCTATTTTTTTCTATAGAATTTGTTCTTGTTTCAATGCCAAATACTGATAAACTACCGGATTCCCATCTTTCTTTTGTAAAAAATTCACTTGAGAACCGTTCTAATTTATTCATCCTTTTTATTTAAAAAGAACAGGATTCATAATTTAAATAAGTATCTAAATAATTAAGTATGTAATTTAAATTTTCTTTATAATCTTTTTCCCAAACAATTATAATATTGAATCCCATTTTTTCTAATTCAGAAATTCGATTTTTATCTTTTTCCCATATTTCTTTTGCGGATATATTATGATGAACAATATCATTTTCTTTATATAATAAAGGATTTGCGTGCCAAAAATCTCCATAAAATTCTATAATAATTCCACATTTAAAAATAATACAATCTGGTAAAAACCAAGTATTATTGTTTTTAATAGATACTCGTTCTATATCAGATACAAGTTCTGAAAGTTTATTAAAAAATCTTTTTCCATATTAGAAATATTATATGAATAATTATTTGGAATAATGACCCCATTTTTCCAATTATTTTTCATAATATTACTTCTCAATGTTTTTTGTTCGGGATTGTTTTTATACCATTCAATCATTCTTTTGCTTTGTTCTTTTTTAAAAGATTCTTTTCTTGGTTTTGAATTATTTTTTATAACCTTTTTAGCATACTCATCATTTTTCCAATGTTCTTTTGAAGAAATAGAACATGCGTTTTTGATTTTATCAATAGTTTCTTTAGAATGGTGCTTACCATAAAAAGGATTATTTTTACCGGTTCTAATAACATGTTTTATACAATAACCGGTTTTATTTTTATCTGATAATTCATTATTACATACAACACATTTTTTGTTTAATTTATATTTTCTCACATATATAATATACAACACTTTTAATCAAATGTCAAGAGAAATCTTCATATTTAATCCTTTTCTTTAATTATTTTTGAACGCCCAATTAATAATTTTTTAACCATTTCAGGTTGTTCTTCTAACATTCTTTTAAAATAATCTTCAGATTTTTCATCGTCTTTTTTATTAAACGGTTCAAAATCCTCTTCATATTTTAATAACATTTCCAATGATAAATTTAATAAAAATTTAAATTTATTTTTAATTTCTAAAATTTCTTTATCATCAAATGAATCTTTTTTTAAACCCTTTGTCGAAAAATTAAATAATACATATGATAATAATGTTCTATTGCTTTGTATATCCAAAAAAGCAATAAAATCATTTATCATTAAAATAATGGGAATCAACTCTTGAATAGAATCAATATTTTCAGTTTCAAGAATATTCTGATAAAACTTTTTATATTTTTCATTTTTTATTTTGTTTATTAAATCTTTCATATTACATTTCCCAACCGTTATATTCAAATGGGTCTTTTTCATAGATACCAACCATATCTCTCAGTCTTTTTAAATTTTCTACCCCCATTTCTTCTTCACAATATATTATCTTTTTAGATAAATCTACAGTAATATAATATATACCTAATAATTTTATAGATAGTCTTGTAAATTTATTATCTATTCCCTCATAAAGAATAGTTCCGTCTGACCAATCTATAATAAAATTATTTTCGTCTAACAATGTTATACATTTTAATAATGTAAAATCCAATATTTTAGATTCAATAACAGTATATAATTCTTCACTTACGTCATCCAAAATTGAATATAATTCTTTTATAATATCTGTATCTCTCTGAGATTTTGATAATATTTCACAATTTTCTTTATCTATTAAATCATCTAAAAAAATATTAAATAATTCTTTTAAATTATATGGATTACAAAAATAATATTTAAAAAACATTTCTTTATTATTATGGGTTGGAAACTTACAATAATGAGTGTAAAATTGATAAAGTCTATTAGTAAACAAAGGTTCTAAATCTTTTATAGATTTATCTTCAGAAAGGGCTTTAACCAATTCTTTAAATTGTAAAATAATACTTCTTTTCATACTTAATATTGGCATATATTATTTATAGGTTATATTTAAATTTTTCAAAAAATTAATAATCTCAGATTCTGTTGTATAATTAATAATTTCAGAAATATCTTTATTTAAAATATCAGATATTTTTATTTTAAGTGAAGACAATAATATTTTCTCAATTGTATAACATGTATTAAAAAATGTTGATGTTGGGTTATCTGTAAACCGTCTCGAATCATATTTATCTGGATTAGACATATATTTTTTAAATCCATAAATCCAATAAAGAGGAATAAATTTTGTAGATAAATTTAACACACCATATGTTGGATATATAGAAATAAAATTATGTCCCGTTGAAGAAACACAATGTTCGCTTGCTATGCACCATGCAACATGAAAATCTAATTTATATTGATTTACCAATAACATCAACACTTTAGGAAAAGATGGATATTCTTGAAGCATTCGTAAAGCACAAAGATAAATATATAATAAACTTTTATTTGGTTCTTTAAATCTTATTACAGGACAAAGATTTTCTACCATATATTTATTTATATATCTTGGTAAAACTTTATATTTTTTACATATTTGGATATAATCAAATATTTCTTTTTCGGTTAGGTCTGGTTTTACAAAAGATTTTTTTAAATAATACACCAATCTGTTTGGATTTTCAACTTTGCCTATGGCGTAATCAAGACCGCTAAAACACGCCGTACTAACGACTTTAAAAGAATTATTATTTTTTTCCGATACTAACGGTATCAATTTTGTATCGATTTTATTATTTTTTTCGGAATATATAATATATGTTGTATCCATAGGATTTGTTCTTTGAGGAACGCGAATAACCATATCTTTTTCCATAATAGTACCCCTTATATTATTTCAGAACCAAGCGCTTTAATACAATTTTGACATAATGGAACTTCCGTTATAAATTCTATTAAACCATGTTGATCGCATAAAGCGCAAGTTCCTCGTTTAATAGAATCGTCTTTTTTAGATTCTGTTTTTGGTAAAATATTTTTATTTGAATTTATATCTTTATACCAATTATCATAGTAATCTTTTTCTGAATATGTGCGAATATAAGAAGAATTTGAATATTTTATTCCTTTACATTCTAAAAATGTTCCAAATAAAATATATTCTCTTTCTGGAGATAATATTGCTAATTTATTAAGAGAACCCAAATATTCAGATATTAAATCTCTCATTGGTTGAGAATGAAAAAGTCCTTCATATATAAAAGGATCGGATAAAATCTTTTTAACAAATTCTTGTGAATCTGATAAAATTGATTTAAATTCCGGTATGCAATTTCTTAATACCCCATTATGTGCAGCAACTGATCTGGTTGTTACACAATATGTATTTCTTAAATCCTCATCTTTATCTGATATAATAAACGGATGAGTATTTCCTTCATCTTTATTTCCATGTGTTGCAATTCTACAATGTAAAATAGCAACATCTTCAGGCTTTATATATTCTTCAACATCTTTCCAAAACTCATCAAATTTAAAATATCCTTTTTTGAGAATTGTACTACCATTATCTTTTGCCACAGCAAACCCCGCACCCTGCGGATTAGCGTCAAAACAATTTTCTAAATTGTCTTTATCTAATATTGCATTTTGGGGTTTAACAACAATAACACACATAATTACTCCTACAATATATATTATTTATTTTAATCTTCCTAATGATTGATATAGTTTAGTATTGTTTTTTTTAACGTAATCCATAAATACGTTCCATAAAAACCCTTTTCTTTTATTTGTAAAATCTAATATAAAAGATGATTTACTATGTAATTTAAAAAACTCTATTAAACTATTTGTGAATCTGATATAGTTCATAAATTTTTCATATTCAATATCTCCATTAAATACTCTAATTTCAATGGTATTTTTATTTTGAAGATTAATACAAGAATGCCGGTCTATTGCCTCTCTATTTCGTAATCCTCTTATAATGTTACCCGCTTCTATTCTATGACAAAATTCATCTACTTTATCTAAGTTTTTTCTATTACTAAATTCTATAATTTTATCAAAATAATTATAAAAAAATGTTAATAATTTATAAAGAAAATTATTTTCTCGTTCTTTTTTATTCATATCTTTAAATTGGTTTTTATCAATATGAATATGAATTCCACATAATTCATTACCATCTATATAAACATATTCTTCTAACCATTTTAATAATTCTCTAATAATAAATTCTTTTCTTATAAAATTATAGGTCATTGGATGTGTGACAATTTCAAATCCGTTGCCTATACTTCTATCAAATTTTAAATAGAATACATTATTAAATTCATTTGGAAATTTTTGAGATAATTTATGTGCCAAAGAACCTCTGTCCAATTTTTTAGAAGTAACTTCGATTTCTAATCCAAAAAACGGAGAATTTTTTAAATCTTTTATTGTACTTAAAAATTTTGGTTCCGGTTTATAATTATAATCATTTACAAAATGTTTAAATTTACAATTGTTACACAATATATGACCATCTACTTTTTCATATTTATCTCGTTTACTAAAATAGCCACACAATTCACATTTATCAAATAAACTATTTGAACATGGAACACAATATAAATCACCATCTATTTCGCGTATATAACTGCGTAAAATAATTTTTTTACAATTACTACATATTCTGGTTTCAACTACGGCACAATCTTTACAAAGATTTACATTTTTTATATTTGTACTGCCGTAAACTTTTATTGTATTTTCTGTATAGAAATATGATTTACATGCATCGCATCTTGTAATGTTATCGGAAGTTTTTATGCAATCGGTACACCATAATTCATATTCTTTTATCAATCTTTTAGATTTAAAAACTTTACATAACTTTTCTGAAAAAATATATTTTCCACATTTATCGCATTTATGATAATAATTATCAAAACAATTTTCACATATATATTCGCCTATTTTGGAATGGGCTTTTTCCATATATTTTTCTTCATATGTATTACCACAATGCGGACATTTTATAACTTTAAGAGTAGTAATACATTTACTACATACTTGTTTGGTTGTTTTTTTATTAAAATGAACCGTTGTTGCTTGCCTTTTAAATTTAAATTTTCCACAACAATCACATTTATAATAATGTATATCAAAACAAGTTTTACAATAATTACCACTCGGTCTTTTTATTATTTCGGATTCTTCAAAATTCTTTTCACATGAAACACATTTTATCATTTCTTTCTCCTTAATATTCTATAACATTAAATTTTACTATATTCTTTTTTAAATCTTCATCATAATAATTATAGTATGTTATAGGATAATTTTCTAACTCTGTCATACCATACTGTAATTTATATGAACAATTATCTATAAATTCTATTAAAGTAATATTATATATTTTTGCATTGGATGCAATATATGCTTTAGCAATATCTTTAATAATGCTTGATAGATTATAATCTCCAATTTCTTCATTGGTTTTATCTAAAATATCTTGATAAATATGAAATCTTACATAACCAATATATTTTTTAACTTCTGTGGTTGTCATAATTTTTTATTTATGTATTTTTTTATTTTCTGTTATTACTCTTTTCATTTTTACATTTAAGATAGTATTTCTTGTTTTATATGTACATAATGCATTTATACCATCATGAGAATTAAAATTATGAATATAACCATTTATATCTGAAAACAAAAATCTAAAATTTAAAAATATAAGTCTAATTTTCTTAAAAATATCTCTTATATATAAAATATCGTCATCTGACCCACAATATGAGTATTTTTTTGCTAAATTTACTGTTTCAATTAAATATTGTTCCATATTTTTATAATCAACATCTTTTAAAGATTTTCCTGTTCTAAATAAGAAAAATCTTGCAAGTAATAATGCAAATGAAATTAATGCGGTATGCCGAAACCAATCATTTTCAAAAACAAAAACTAATCCACGTGTAATTTCTGTATCCGAATGTTTTATAACTAATTTTTTTATTTTTGGTATTTTTATTCTACATAATTTTGAACATTCTTTTAAAATAGAAGAAATTGCAAAAATAGCAGATTCTTCATTTTCTTGTTTTGTAGAATTTATACCAATTGATATTTGCAATTCTTGTTTATTTTTTTCTAAAAAACGTCTTATATTGTCGGAAGTATATTCTCGACATGTGGTTAAATAATCAATACTTTTCTTATCTTTACTAATTATAAAAAAAGTTGGCAGAGTATTTTTATTTAAACGACCGCGTTGATCCTTAAAATAAATTTGCATAATATTTTCCTTTTTAAAAGGGCGTTGTTTCTTCTTTAATAACTATTTGTTTTTTTAATCTTGTATATACCATCGTAGAAACTTTATGACCATCATCATCATTAGTTTCTATTGTAAAATATACTAATGGATAATCATGTATTACAATTTTATTATTTTGTTCAATAAAAGAACAATATTTAAAAAAATCAAGAAAAGATATTTCTGATTTTGCCCCATCAACATTTGAATTATATAATGAAATTAGGGATAATAAAATATCCGAAAAAATTTTACCTTTCAAAACAATATTTGGATACATTGTATTTAATTCAAAATATACTTTACTCCGAATTTTGTTTATTCGCTTAATTAACTTTTTCTTTTTACTCATATTATTTTGACTCAAAAAAGTTTTTAATTAGAGGAAAATCATTTAATTCTTCAGGATGCCACTGTACTGCCAAAATATTTTTAAATTTAATTGCTTCTACAAGAAATTCATTTTTATCATAGGGCGCAATGGCAATTATTTTTGTATCAGAATATGTTTTTGGTATTATAAACCCCTGATGATGCATTGAATTTACAGCAATTCTTTTTATATGTGATTTATCACAAGAATTATTGAAATTAAAAATAATTTTTGTTAAATCTGATTTTTCAAAATTAATATTATTTATACTTGAATATAATTCTTTTTCATCAATAAATATAAAATGAATGGGTATATTTCTATCCACATCTGTATTTGTTGGATGATTTTTTAAATCCTGAATATATTCTCCTTTTAATTCTCCTAATGCAAATAATTCAAGACAAATGAGTTGAAATCCTCTACAGATTCCAAATATCTTTTTATCATTTTTTAAAAAATATTCTATTAAATTTCTTTCAAATGAATCTCTTGTTGGTGAAACACCTGAAGAATCAATATTATTAAAACCATAATAAATAGGATCAATATCTATTCCGCCAGATAATAATAATCCATCACATTCTTTTAATAAATCCTCTATAAATTTATTTTGTGGAATGAATACCGGTGTTAATCCCGCACCAATTAAATAATCTATGTATGTGGTATTTATAAAATTTTGTGTTTTAGACCCACATAATGGCACTGCTATTTTCATGATTGCCCCCTTATCTTTTTAAATTTTTCATATTCATTTTTAAATATAGAATATCCTTTTCCAAAAGCTCGTATTCCTATATCGCCCATATCAAAATCATACTTATCATATTCTTGTGTACGAAATGTTTTATTACCAAGAATATATTTATAATTTTTTAAAATTAATTCAGCATTTTCAAAATCATATTTATAAGTCGAACTAATTTCGCCGGTAGTATCGTGTCTTATAACCGATAAAAATTCCGATAACATAATTGTTGTATTAGTCCATTTTTTATCTAAAATAAGATAAAAACAATGTTCAATGATTTCTTTTGAATTATCTTCATAAGAAGAATAAATATTTGTAAATTTTTTTAAAACAGTTTTCTTTAAACCATATTTTGCTTCTAATTCGCGAACCGTTTTTAAATTTGGTTTATCGCAATAAAATGGAATAATTATAACTATTTTAAATTTTCTGTCCTCGCATTTATTAATAATTTCATAGCATAATTCTTCCCTGCAAGTAAAAAAAGCCCAATTTATCACATGCATTAGATTTTTATTTATCTTATCCTTTTCCGCAATTCCAAACCACATTTCTTCATTTTCAGGATTATCAAAACTATATTTCATTTGTAATTCCATATATTATTCCAATTCCTCTAAATTTTGTTTTTTTATTAATTCTTCGTCATATTTTTTTAAAACAAAATATGGAAAATAAAAACGATTATATTTACCGTCTTCTAATAAAATTCCAGTATTATAAATGCCGGTTATTTTACAAACCTTTCCAACTATTTCATCCATATAAGATGGCCATAAATTTTCCCAACCATTTTCATATTTAAATGCTTTTCTGGTTACAATAACCATATCATTTATTTTTAAACCGCATTTATTTTGTTCGCTTAAATAACTCATTTTATTCTTCTTTTAATACGGGATGATACATATATTTTCTTAATGCTTCATTTGGAACGTCAAATAATATTTTATTATTGTTTTCAAAATAATTATCAAATAAATAATCAAAACCATTTGCAAATAATTCTGCGGTATATGAACTATTTATAGATAAGGCGGTATTTATTTCTAATAAATATGAAATATTATTTTCATCAATTATAATATCTGCACCACCAAAATCTAATCCAACCATATTCATGGCTTGTATTGCCAATAATCCTGATTTTCTTGGCCAATCTTTCCAACGAATATTTTCAAATGTAGAACCTTGGATATGATTCCATGCAATGGATTCTTTATCTTCTGCTATCTTTTCACTTATAGCCAATATTCTATTGGACATAATATAAACCCTAATTTCCCTTACTTTTTTAATATATTCAGAAATATAAAATTTATCCAAAGTATTAAACCTTCGTAATTCATCCATTGTATTAATAAAAAATAAATTAAAACCCCCAAAATGATGAAGAGGTCTAATAATTACTGGAAATTTATCTACCTCATTTCTTTGTGTACAATACCATGTTTTTGGACAAGATAATTCATTTTCTACACACATTTTTCTAAATTTATATTTATTGGACGCCGTAATAATGGCATCAGATTCATTAATTGTGATTCCTTTACATGGGTATTCTTGTACATTTCCAAATCTAACTAAAATATCCGGATTTTTGATTCGTCTGCTACCATTTGAAATAAAAATTTCATTGACTAAATTTTCAGAAACACTATTAATGGTTTCTTTAGAAAATCCTCTATTTCTTAAAAATAAAATCATATAGAATACCTTAATTTCATTTTAATTTCCATTCTTTTTCAAATTCAAATTCTTTATTTAAAACATTATTTAAAGAATTTTTGGTTATATCACTTAAATATTCATAAACCACATGATTAATTATAGTTAATGCTGATATTTTATCGCCATCATTTATAATGCGACAAATCTCGTTTTGCCCTTTACATTCCTCTATTAATTGATTGTCTTTTTTATCTTTAACAATTTCAAGACAATCTCCAACCATATTATAAATTAACTCTACTAATTTTGGAGATTTTAACCAAAAATTAGATAATACCCTATATTCTATACCATAATCTGTAGGTCTATGACATCCTGCTTTACCATAAAGTTTTTTTCTATCCATAGATTCTTTTGAAGAATCTAAAATAATAGATGAAATTCCTAAAATACAATCCATAGTTCTCACAGTTTGTATTTTTCCTTCCATTTCCAATAAAAAAGGATATTCATCTAAATTTCCAACATGAACATGGGCTCCACAGCTTCTTAAATTTGTAGTTGGTTTGGAGGGCATGTTCATACTTATTGTCCAAGCATTAAAATCCGGATCACATCCAAACTTTTTTGCTTCTTCATGGAATAAATATTTTTTCTCAAAAACATGTGAAGATTTTGGTATAATAGAAAATCCATTTGGAATATTTTTTAATACCTCTTTATAAGTATTTTCAATATTACAAATAAATTCCTTTAAATCAATCGCAGGTTGGGTTGCAAATTCTAATGCCACATTATCAAACGATAACTTCGATCCATTATTGAGATTCTGTGGATTGTGTTTTGTCCCCGCAATATAAGGAATTGCTGAAACTATTTTTTTACCATCATGTAAAAAAAACTCAGGGTCTGTTCCTATTGTAAATCTCATTTTACCTCCAAAATATCCTATATCTTTCCTTCCCATACTATTTTACCATTTTCCCCATGTAATCTCCATATCTTACCATCAAAAGAAGGAACCAATCCCTTCTCCCGTAATTTTATTGCAGAAGAAAAATCATATTTATATTTAATATTGAAAAATGATGAAATATAAACCCAGACAGAATCCCTGACAGAAACCCTGACATAATCCTCGACAGAATCCATGATAGAATCCCCGACAGAATCCCTGATAGAATCCCTGACAGAATACCAGACAGAATCCCTGATAGAATCCCTGACATAATCCTCGACAGAAACCCTGATAGAATCCCTGACAGAATCCATGATAGAATCCCTGATAGAATCCCTGACAGAATCCATGATAGAATCCCCGACAGAATCCCTGATAGAATACCCGATAGAAGTCCTAACAGAATTCCATTTCTTCAATAATTTAATATCCCCTTCAGATATTAAATTATTATGTAAATTAAATGGGTTGATTATAGGTTTTATTATTAACTCTGGTACAATAGTTTTGAAATCTAAAGATTTACAAAACTTTTCTATTTTCTTAGAATCATCCACAGTATTTAATTGGTCAATAATAAATTTCTTTGTCAGTGGATTGTATTCATATTTATTAAGTTTATCCTCTTTCTCCCCTTTAAATCCATAGTAATCTGCTATGGAGGTATGGGAGTCTGTCTCATATTTTAACTTACCTTTCATTATTTTCTTTCTGATAACAGAATCAAAATAATAAGGTTTATTACCATCCGATACTAAACTAAAAAAGTTACACATTATTTACTCCTTAATTTAATTATTTATTTGATAAATATGTTAGGACAATCTAAATTTTCCGTCTTTTCTTAATTGATTCCACCAATCAGATGGCATAGAAAGACTTTGAATAGATTCTCGTTTTATTTCTTTTATATCTCCCATTTTACCACAACATTTACACATTTCTTGATTATAAGAAACTTTATCTGCCGCAGACCTTATACCTTTGCCCGGCCATTTATATTGACATATAGAAACTATATTATATGTATGACCAAATCTTTGACATTTTTGATCCGGATTATACCATTCTTTAAATATTCTAATTATTTTATTAAAAAAGTGAATCTTTTTTGTCTTTAGTACATTATTCATAATTTACTCCTTAGATAATTCTTTACCAATTAGGAAATTTTAATTGTTCTTGCCACATTTCAACAGTACAACATTTTTTACTAACTAATTCTCCAAAACATGTTAAATCCGATCTTATATAAACCTCATTATGTTTTGTAAAACAGTTTATTAATGGATTTGTAATTAAAGATAATGTGCCTTTTTTACTATATTCTTTTAAATAATCGCGCAATCTAAATGCAACCATTAAATTACATTTATTATCAAATAATTTATTTTGAGATATTTTTTGCATTTGCCGAATCATTTCAATTTTAAAATTAAATATGGTTTTATTAAAGGTTTCATAGTCTTCAATATGGAGAACCCAATAAGTTTCTCCGTTCATTTTTAATTTTAAAAAATTATATCCTGTCATTATTTAATATTAATTTTTAGTTCAAACATAATTATTTTTTTAATTTTCTCGTGGCTTTTGAGTAATTAAAGAATGTTTCCCATACTTCTATATGAAAATCTTTTGGTAATTCTTTAACCATATTTTCTATTGCATGTTTTTGACCTAAAACTTTACAATCAGAATCTTTTGGATTCTGATATGCTGTTCCAACCGCCCATGGTTTTTCTTCTGAAACATCTACCATAAATAAATTTGCAGTTGTTTTTCTTACCATTTTATCTCCAAATTTAGCAGGAACCTTTGTCGAATGAAATTTTAAATACATCATAATTTACTCCTTGTTTGAATTGTTTATTTGATAAACTTATTTAAAATATTTTTATAAAATAGAACGTCTGAATCACGTGAAGTTGAATGAGATATTCCTACTAATTGAATTTTTTTATTTACATATTTTTTATAATATTTAAATTTTATAGATAAATTTATTTTTGCTTGTAATGATTTTTCATCATGAAATATAAAATATCTTTGATAAATTTCCTTTTCAACATAATCTTTACAATTAATTGTAAATTTTCTTCCAACCATTACAGTTTTTGCTTCATAATCCATCCAAAACTTATTTAAGCAATATTCTATTATAGGAAGACCAAGATAAATTGTTTTACTTATTTTTCTATTTGTTCCAAAATCATAAATCTTACATTTCATTCCCAATGCTAACCACATAAGTAAATTGTTATCCAAATCGGAAAATAATTTATACCAATTTTTACGTTCAAGTGTGGTTGATTGAATTCTAATAAAATTTATTTTATTCTTTGGTATATGCGGTATTTGTTCTATACCGTTTGTAAGATTAATAAAATATTTAACCATTATTTAATTTCTATTTTATATTTTTTCATAATATCATTTATATTTTTTTTAATTCGTATTGAATCTGATTTTTTAATGGTTAAAAAATCATCATATAATCCAAATTTATTTCGTGTCATTTTTGTTAAAGTGGTTAATTTTGGTTCACTTTCTTCTAAACAAAACTGTTCATTACCAGATTCTCCGGTAAATTTATTTTTATTTGATTTTAATTTCTTAATTATTTTTAATCTTGGAAAAACCAATAAAATAGGTGGATTTAATAATCGTTTTATTTCCTCTTTTCTATTAATTTTATGAGAGGTATCTGGATATTTATCTTCTATAATAGATTGTAACATTTTACAGCATTCTTTAGATAAATCATGTTGGTTTAGATTATCTCTTTCCTGTTCAACCATTATAACTCTTTTCTAATAATATTAGATTTTCAAACTCTTTAAGCAACTTTTCTGTTATTTTTCCAGCAAAGATTAAATCACGAATTTCTTCCATTCGTTTTTGAATTTCTTCTAAAGATTTCATATGTTTACTTTGGTGGCGATAAATCCTTCATTATATCCTTCATTATATCCGTCATTATAGGCCTCTGCAATTACTGCCATAAAGGATATTAATAAATCGTCTTCCTTGTGTTCAAATGTATCATCCATTTGATTTTTAAGTTTAATTGCAATATTTGCTCTTCTTGCAACTTCTTCAATACTTAATTTCATTTTTATTTCCTTTTGTTATCAATAATTATAAATAATATTCAAATATAGAATGTTTTATTAAATAAAGAAATAAAATAATAACAAATGTTCCAAATATAGGTAAAAATATTTATTCATATTATTTAATATTGACTGGAAAAATATTTACCTCTACGAAATACCTTTGAATTATAAATACATTTTATCCTACAACCAATTATTTTTTCGTAACCTATTTCTATGCCAGATATTAGAACATATCTTTTGGCCCTTTCTTCCGGAGTACTATGTGGCATAATTTTATCAATTAAAGCATGGGCTTTATCAATTCCAGAATCGTCATCACCAAAATTGTAGACCCGCCCTAATAATATGTCTATTAATATCAAATCTGTTTCTTGTCCGAGCATGATATATGTTCCTTTCCTTTTGTTATCAATTTCCTTGTGCGTTGAAGAGGATTTGAACCTGCTTTGATGATTAAACGGATTTACAGTCCGCTCCCTTACCAATCGGGCTATCAACGCATTTTGTTAAAGTCTCGGTATAGAATCAAACTATACATTATTATTTTTTAATAAAAATAATTTGTTAATTTTGTTGTGAATCACTTGGGTATAGCCCAAGAGTTGCTCAAATAGGAGTAAATCATACAGACATAACCGCTTGGATATAACACAAAAATTAGATTATTTTTAAATAATTTTTCTATCATTGAAATACGAAACTTTAACACGAAAAACACACACATAATATCTTTAATTATATAATATTATTTTAGTATATTAAATAATTAAATTTTTAACTCAAATTAAGTTTTTTCACTTTCCACTCCTTTATTGTTCGTTTACCCATTCAATTACTTTATTTTTTATTGTTAATAATAGTTTATCTTCCATTGTGCGAATAGACGCCCAATAAATATAAGGTATTCCTATATAATATTTATAATTTATTGACAATTTTTCATTTATAAAACCATCAATATCCAAATTATTAAAATATCCATCTGGGCAAGATAAAAATAAAATAACAAATGGATTTTTTGATACTACCCCTAAAAGATTTTTATATAAGATTCCTTTTATATTAGAATCAAAGCATCCATCATATTTTATAATTAAATTATTTTCTTTATATCCATTAACCCAATATTTAAAAATATTATCAGAGTATAGTGTTTCTTTTTTAAACTCTTCTAATATTTTTAAATCATGATCGTTTAATCCACAATATTCTTTATATTCTTCTTTTGTTGGTCTTGACAATGGGTTTGTATAATAAACAATTTTAATATTCTTAATATAAAAATTATCTGCTAAATTTTTAGCAATTTTGATCCATAAATAATAATATTGTGGTTTTTTATAAATCATAGCAGGAGGTGTTCTATATTCAAATCCCCAGTTTTTTCTTTCTGAAGATGATAATCTTCTATATTGACCTCTTTTTTCTCCACTTTTATCTATTGTATAAAATCCAATATAAAAATCCAATATTTTAACAAATTCATCATTACGTCCCACATTTCCAAAATGTATATGACCCCCAAGAGCAACATAATTACCGGCCACAGATATACCCTGTACTTGTTTTGATGCTTCTGTTATTAATCCCTTTAAATTTTTAACGGCACTTTTTATAGTTGTGGCATATTTTGGTCTAAATTCTCCGGTACATGCTGCCCCATCACATCCAATTTCTCTATCAGAACCAGTATTAAATACTGTGTTGGCCGGAACAAATTCATCATTTTCAATAATTTCAAATTCCGGATCAGCACCAATCGTAATTACTTTCTTTATTTTAATACGTTTTTTATTTTTTGAAAAAGCATCGTTCATAAAACTAATAAGAAATTCTACACCATCGACACTATGGGTATAATCTTTTAAAAACAATATATTTTTTACACCAAAAAATTCTTTGAAATAATAACCCAATTTAATTGTAAAATTCTCTCCTCTACTAAGTATATAGCAAGTATTAAAAGATTGATTATTATTTTGAATATATCTACCTAAAGCATTAAAAATTGGTCCCTCATCAAGACAAGATGAGGAAATAAGTTTATCATATTTTTTAATTAAATTTTCATCATTTAAAATAATTTCTTTATAATCTAATTTTTTTAATAAATCAGGTGAAATACATTTATCTGAATATAAATATATTGTATTATTTTTAAATATAACAGTGATGCCTGAATGAGCATAAATATTTTCAAATCCATAGTATACTGGAGGATTATTAATTTTATCTAAAAATATGGATGTGGATTCTGTGGGATATATATCTTTCATTCCATTTCCTCTATATCTTGAAGTTTTTTTAATTCATCATTTATAAATGTGTACATTGGAATATTTTTTAATAATGCTCCATATTTTGAAGCCAAACAAATATGTTTTGTTGTAGTTTGTGATATTCTATCTTTTCCAATATAAGGAAAAACAAACTTTATTCCCCACGCCGTATATCCTATTTTTAATTTAAAAGAATATAAATTTTTACCATCGGTGGAAATATTTTTACCAATTGCGGGAACATTGGATGACCAACATACCACAACCAAATTATTATCTAATGTTTTCATATTTCTTTACAATTTAATATTAAATTCATTACTTCCATAATGAATTACCGTTTTTGAAAAATTCATTTAAAATCCTATTTACAATTTTTACAATAAAAAAGGGCGAATCTCAGAATATTTCTATTCTAAAACTCGCCCTGTGGTACACTTGGAGGATGTACTAAATTCCCAAATGTTTTACGTTGCGAAAAGAAATTTTTTAAAAATACTTTATCCTATATCTTACCTTCCCATACTATTTTACCATTTTCTCCATGCAACCTCCATGTTTTACCATCAAAAGAAGGAACTAACCCCTTCTCCCATAATTTTATTACAGGAGAAAAATCATATTTATATTTAATATTAAAAAATGATGAAATATAAGCCAAGACAGAATCCCAGACAGAATCCCTGACAGAATCCCTGACAGAAACCCAGACAGAATTCCTGACAGAAACCCTGACAGAATCCCCGACAGAAACCCTGACAGAAACCCTGACAGAAGCCCTGACAGAATTCCTGACAGAAACCCAGACAGAATCCCTGACAGAATCCCAGACAGAATCCCAGACAGAATCCCTGACAGAATCCCCGACAGAAACCCACTCTTTTAATAATTTAATATCTTCTTCAGATATTAAATTATTATGTAAATTAAACGGGTTTATGATAGGTTTTATTATTAACTCTGGTACAATAGTTGTAAAATCTAAATTATCACAAAATTCTTTAATTTGTTTTGAATCATCCACAGTATTTAATTGGTCAATAATAAATACTTTGGTAAGAGGATTATACTCATATTTATTTAATGAATCCTCTTTCTTCCCTTTAAATCCATAGTAATCTGCTATGGATGTGTGGGAATCTTTCTCATATTTTAACTTACCTTTTATTATTTTCTTTCTGATAATAGAATCAAAGTAATAAGGTTTCTTTCCATCCGATACCAAACTAAAAAAGTTACACATTATGCTCTCCTTAATTCATTGTCTATTAAAGAAACTACAATTTTCCTGCTTCCACTTCCACCAGTTTCAGTAATATCTCGTATTTTACACAATAATTGTTTTAAATCCGTCACCTGTTTTATAAGTGGATTTTCTTTATCTATTAATGTCCGCAATTCTTTTAGCATTTTTAACCGATGCATTTTACCCAGTTCGCTTACCGGTTCATATTCTTCAAAAAATTTAATATCTTGAAGAATTTTCAATTGAGATTTTTCCATACTTACCTCTCTTTACTTTTAAAAAAGTTTTGATTTGTAATTCTCATATTCTATTTTTATTCCGCCCTGAGAAATTGCGGGTTATTTAATGAATTATATCTTTATTATTTTAATAAATTTATAATTATTATCGGTATCCGCCACCAACAATTCTAAACCAAAAGGTTTTAATAGTTCATCTATATCCTCAAACAAATCTAATGAGGGATAAATTTCCATATCAATAGCCATAAATGGCCAATATTTTACCTTACCAGCTTCTTTATATGTTATTTTTTTCATTATAAATAATACCCGCTTTCAAATTTTAATGAATTATATTATATTTATCTTTTATTTTGCACATATTAATAATAATTTTATAGAATTTTTTATATCTATCAGTACCCAAATAATTATTGCTCTTAAAAACTATTTTGCCCACGGAGTCACAGCAATATCCCAAACATGTTTCACTTCTCCATATTCTCGGGATTCTACAACATTTTTTTCTATTATTAAAAAATCCAAATGTTTTTGTAAATTTATATTTCTTTTTTAAATATAAAAGTCGTTCCTTGTCTTCAAAGAAATATGAATTGATATTAAAATACCCATTTCGCTCACCACATTTAGAACAACATCCACATTGTTTGGATTTAAAACTTTCGCATTTATTATGAGTTTTGTTTAAAAGTTCTTTTTTGATGAAAGTATATTTATACTCACTTTCATGTTTTTTGCTCAAAGGATATTCAAAATCTATATCACATCCATTATCATCTTCATAAATATAACGATATTTTATTGGGGCACAAATACAATCCGAACAATATTTTTTATTTATCGAATCAAAAATATTACCTATTTTTTTAGATAATAAATTTAATTCTTTTAAATCTTCTGGTTCTATTTTTATTAATTTATCCATACATACTCCAAATATTTTTAAATTGTTGGGATAATTAGACTCGAACTAATGACCTCCCGCTTATAAGGCGGATGCTCTACCACTGAGCTATATCCCAATTTGAGAATTATTTCTTTTCTTTTAATGATTCGATCATTTCGTCCAATTTTAAATTGGTCATTTCCAACATTTTGTCTGAAATTTTTTGGATTTTTTTATTATTTACAATCTTGGGCAAGACATAGATTATTTCTGCTTCCTTTGTTGATGGAATCATAGCCCCAATTATTATACTAATAATTCCAATTACTAATATAATTTTTGAAGGTTTTTTACCAACACCATCAGACAACTGAACAAACAACCATACAACAAATATAATTACGGATATTACGCCAGTAGCCAAAAAAAGTCCAGATAGAACATCCAATTTTTGCCACAAATAAATTTGAAACCAAGTCATTTTTTCCTTCCTTCTCTAATTTTATTTATTGCGTTTGTAAAGGCTTTTTTCTTATCCGCCTTTATTTTCTTTTTAAGAAATTTACGAGCCTTTCTTTCCATTTTTACCTTATCGGATACCACCTTTTTAGGTAATTCCGGTAAAGTATATGGAATAAATTTCTCGTGATTGTGTTCTACTTCTCCCATAATTTCCTCCAAGTTATTTGTGTTTTAATTCTAAAACTCGCCCCTTATCCTATATCTTCCCTTTCCATACTATTTTACCATTTTCCCCATGTAATCTCCATATCTTACCATCAAAAGAAGGAACCAATCCCTTCTCCCATAATTTTATTGCAGAAGAAAAATCATATTTATATTTAATATTGAAAAATGATGAAATATAAACCCAGACAGAATCCCTGACAGAAACCCAGACAGAATTCCTGACAGAATCCCTGACAGAATCCCAGACAGAATCCCTGACAGAATCCCAGACAGAATCCCTGACAGAATCCCAGACAGAATCCCAGACAGAATCCCTGACAGAATCCCAGACAGAATCCCAGACAGAATCCCTGACAGAATTCCTGACAGAATCCCTGACAGAATCCCTGACAGAATCCCACTCTTTTAATAATTTAATATCCTGCTTGGTAACTTCCAATGTTTTAATATCTTTAAATGGGTTGACAATCGGTTTTATTATTAACTCTGGTACAATGGTTGTAAAATCTAAATTATCACAAAATTCTTTAATTTGTTTTGAATCATCCACTGTATTTAATTGGTCAATAATAAATACCTTTATTAGAGGATTATACTCATATTTATTTAATGAATCCTCTTTCTTCCCTTTAAATCCATAGTAATCTGCTATGGAGGTATGGGAGTCCTGTTCATATTTTAACTCACCTTTTATTATTTTCTTTCTGATAACAGAATCAAAATAATAAGGTTTCTTACCATCCGATACCAAACTAAAAAAGTTACACATTATTTCCTCCAAGTTATTTGTTTTTTAATATTCCATCAAGAATTTCTTTCATTTCTTTTTTAAAAATATATACACCCGTTTTAAACAGTATTTTTTCATATGCATATATTTTCTGTTTTTGTGTTAAACTTCCAAATTTTTCACAAAGATTATTTTTACTATGTAATGGGCATTTTCCATGCTTGCATTCACGCACAGAATATACTCTACAAAAACCAGAAACATCTTCTGGTAATTCGTTGCCAAATTCTCGATCTTTTTTTGCGGGCATTTTTCTATTTATATTAATTGCCCTTAAAACCTTTAATCTTTTATACCTTTTAAACCACATAATTTTCTTACATTCTCTTTTTTTGTTGTTTTGTATGTTTTGCCCATGCAATTATTGTTAATGAAAAACCAAGAAATATCCAAAATAGAACAGCACCAAAATTATCTATTCCTTTTAAATATTTTATATAAGAAGCGATTCCCAATCCATATAAAGGTATAGAACCCAATAAATAACCAATTCCTTTCATACGTCCTCCATTATTATAATTACGAAGAGCATCTAATTGTTTTTCTGTTAAAACAATTCTATCTCCTTCATTATATTCATATCTTTGTCCGCATTTGGGGCATTCATTATTACTATAAGATTCATAATGGTTTGGATTAATCCATCCTTTTTTCATGGAAGATAGTCTTCCATAATTAGCCCCACATATAATACAAAATGGACCCATTTCTTTATAAGTTACACCATTTATTATTTTATTACTCATACATCCTCCATTATTTCATTCAATTTATTAATATCTTCCAAAGATAAATCATAATCGGTTAAACCAATTTCAACCAATTTATTACCATTGAATATTAATTCATCTGGTAATTCTTTATACGAATGACCAATTTCAATAACCAAATATTGTTTTAAATAAACTTTATTAATCTTGAAATCTTTATCAAGAATATATTTTTCAACAATATTTTTAATTATTTCATTCATAATAGATTAAAAAAATAGGATAAAACTACCAATTATTTATTGATAATTCTATCCATATTTTTATTATTAATAAAGCCAGATATTTCCCAAGAATTTTGTTTATTTTTTCTATAAACCCTTATTCCACCAGTTTCTTTTACATACATAAAATAACCCAATAAAGTGTTTTTAAAACTGGTTTTTCCAGTTAAATATGTTAATTCCATAGGATCAAGCATTTATTTTCCTTTAATAAAATTATTATATAAATATTCATATAGCCAGTGGAGCCCACACCAAATCGCCGAATTGAGAATCCAGATTTTTGCCGTTGATTCCGTTTCTAAAAAGATTGCAATAACACAACACGTTAAATATGCCATATGTAAAAAACCACTAAAATATTTCATATTATTTCCTCGATAATTTAATTATATCACTTGAACATAATTTTTTAATCTTGGGAACAGTCATCGAAAAAAGATTTTTCCTCAATGTACTATTATTAACCCCCAATGAAGATGCATAATTACAACATCTTTCAATTGCTTTCCGTTTTTCATTTTCCATAAATTTAGTCATATATCCTCCAAAGTTTTATATTATTCCTTTAATTAAAACATCGTAACATAATAAAATTGAAAACGATTCAACTTTTTATAATTAGTAAGTGGTTACTTTAAATTTGCATATGCTACATAAATTTCGCCATCTTACTAACATTTCAAATAAGCCTTAGCCCCCTAATTGGATTCAATCCACGTTTTAGAACGGTTAGGGGTAATATAAAGGGATTAAACTTTACATATAATCTCCTTGGTTATTATTTAATTTCAAAAAACTTTCTGGGGCGCGGGAGATATTCCGGTTATTTTTGGCTTTTTCTTTTTCTTGATCGTTACCGGAAACGGCGCCCGTATTACATACCATGGATTTTTTTGCACGGGCATTTCATGATCGAACTCCACAGGCGCCCCATATTCTTAATTCAAATTTATTGCCATATCTATATCCATTACAGATATATAATACATTTTATAAAATTTACAAAGTAAACCAAAATAGATTTTCATTACTCCCCCACAATTCTTTTAATACATTTATCTATATTTTTATCCATATAAAAGGTATCAAATTCAGTATTTCTTATTTCATCCGCTGTATTTGGAAATAAGAAATATAGTGCATTAAAAAATGCCTGCCCATCCCGTTGTTTATAAACGGTTTTATATTTAGTTTGTAATTCCTGGACTTTAATTAGTTCTTCATTGGTGAGTTTATTTTTCATCTATTTTCAATATTTTTGGTTTTATTTCTTTACCGTCTTTTAAGACAATCTTTTCCAATATACAGTTATTGGAATACGATATAAATTTGTTGGAAATGTAACCGTTTAAAATCGTTTCTCCTAAATTACACGTTTCTCCTGTCTCCATGTCACTATTTGCACACGGACAATCTTCACAACTAAAGACTTTTTTCATAATATCCTCCTATTTAAAATAATTATAATAGTTTTTACCACTATTATTTTGGGATTTATTATCTATTTTATTATCTTTTAATTCAGTTTTAATATTCTCATGAGATTTTACACGAATTTCTTTTAAAAGATTCTTATTTGTACTATAAATCTGCTTGGTATTATTCATAAAATTACCCACTTTATTTATTAAACCTACTTATCAAAATTTTATATATCGCCACGGGGGATTTTGAATACTTTCTCGTCGTGAAAATCAAAACTTTAATAAATTAGGCACTTTTTAAAAAAGCATCAAAAAACAGTTAAAATTTGCCCCGTCCGCCGATCTGCGAGCGCGCGGACGGGAGGAAAAAATACCATCTTAATTATTAAAAAAGATCCCCGCCCCAAAATTCTTCATTCTTTTCGGGATCGGTAATATCCACAAAATCCGAAACATATGGATAAGGTGGTTCTGTACGTAATCCTGCCGCTTTTATTTTTTCAACGGCATCTTCAAAACTTTCGGCTTCCACTATTTCACTTTTATATTCAAGGGAAATTGTCCGATTAACGGTGTACCCAACTTCAAATTTCATTTTATCCTCCAAGATAAAAAATTATATCTCTTTTGATATACCAGCAGATATTTATTCTGGTTTTACCATTTCAAATATTACTTATTAAATATTAATCAAACTATATTTTAAAAAACCTAAAAAACATTTCCATAAAAACACGATTTTCAAATGTATTACTTTATAAGTACTCTATTTATCAAATACTTATAAAGTAATATACTTAAATTTCAATAAACAAAACAAGGGCGGAAATTGAATTTCCGCCCTTGTGGTTTCCAGGTTGATCGGGCTTATTTTGTGACAGTCTGCAACACTTTGCGCAAAGTCGTGACCTCGTCGATTTCGGCAACTTTGGCCGTGTACTCGATAACATCCGCTTGCAAGTTTTCAATAACCCGTGCTTGATTTGTTTTAAGTTCGTCGATTTGAGCCTTGATAAATTCAGCACGTTTTACGTTGTCACTGAACCACTTGCCCGCATAAAGAATCAGCAAACCACGTGCAGTCATCGTTCCGGCCTTGATAGATTCGATTGACGTTTTAATTTTCTTGATTGTTGAAAGTAGCCCCTTGCGTTGACTATCTGAATAATCCGATTTCTTCAGATAGTCCTTAAGCAGGCCGGCGGCATAGGTTTCGGCATCAGCGGGGTCAATCATTCTCAGCGTTTCCAAAACGTTTAAGTCTTGCTTGCTTGCCCGTAACGCCAGGAATTTGTCAACCATTTCCATTGTTTTGGCTTTTTTCTGTTCTGCTGTCAATTCAGGTGTGCCAGCCTCAACCTTTGCTTTGTTTACTTCGTTTCCCATTTTGTACTCCTTTGTTTGTGTTTGTTTACTTGTTTTATACGTCTATTCACGGGATTAAATGGACATATTTAAAAAATTAATACAACGGTTTTAAAGCCGTTTAATAGTCCGATCAACTCGCAATTTCAATTTAGCGTTTTCCTAAAAACACTCAAAATCTTGCAACCCAGGTACCAGTCCGAAAACGTAAAATCCACTCGCAAGTTTTGTCGAAAACCTGACCGATCACACCTCGGGCGCAACGTAAAAAAGTCTAATAATCAAATAACGAGTGAAATTTACAGTACAGTGAACGACTATACAAGTAAAATCGTAAAGTGGCTAAATTTATGTTTATAAAGTGTTTTAAGTGAATGAGTTATATATGTAAAGTAACCCAGGTTGATAATGTATAAAGATAAATGGAAATGATAATAATGATTAAATAAATAAAGATTTGAAATTTTGAAATGAAGGGAAATAGCACTTTTCAGCCTCTACCCCCATCCACTCCCTACGTCTGAAATGTTTCTATTATATTATATTTTCTTAGTATCTGTTCACGCGTCTGAAATGTTTCTATTATATTTTCTTAGTATAACTCTATTATGTATTATCGTTTACTATATCAACCCAATATCTTTACTATTTAGTCCCTACATCTGAAATGTTCCTTATTATATATACCAATCCAAAATATCTTTATTATATTATACGTTTCAATATAATATAAATACCTATAATGTCTACTATATTACTTTATGGTATATACGACTCAAATGTCTTTAATATATTATTCTTAATATATATAATCACTTTTATTATCTACTATATTGCTTTTAAGACGTTTTATTTATATTGACATACATTATACATCTATATGTATTATAATCTTACTCCGTTAGGCACGCATTGGTCATTATTAAATATTTGTTGTTTAATGAAAGATTTCTCTTGACATTTGCATTAAAATGTTGTATATTATAAGCGTGTATTATGAAAGGATTAGATATGAAGACATTTGATTTAGGTAATGATTTAAGACTTGAGATTAAGAATGATAACATTATGTTTATTTCTAATGGACGTATATATGGTCAGATTACTAAAGACCCCCTTAAAGTTGGTAAGAAATATGATGGTGTTAATAATCAACTACCTTTAAAATATAGACCTACTAAGGATAGTTGGATTAATTGGGATAAACTCTATAATAAGGTTACTGAGAAATCTTATCAAGAATTAAGGGATGAAGCATTTAAAAGAAATATGGTTGAAATAGTTGAAGAAAAACCAAAAGAACCTTCTTCTTTTGAAATGTGGTTACCTCTTATAGCGGTTGGTGTTGGTTTAATTATTATGATGCTGTTATAATTTAAGGAAAATATGAGATTGGATATTCAAAAACTTAGAAAAGACATGGAAGAATATTCTAAAAAAATTACTTCTTCTGTGGCGGCATCAAGAGAATTTTTGGTTAAAACTGGTATTTTTAATGCAGAAGGACTTCTTCAAGAACCTTATAAAAATTTAAATAAAGGAGAATAATGAATATAATATTTATAATTTGTATGTTTCTTTGGTGTTTAAGTAGAGGTGCTACTGAGGGTTATAAATGGTTGCATGATAATAAATGGATGCATAGAAATAAACTTATCAGTCCTATTTATCATAAAGGATACCATGCCGTGATGGATTATCATGCGTGGAGAACATTGGAAGCATTATCTATATTCGGTATGTTACTTACATATAACAATATCTTTGTTTTAATTGGTAGTTATATGTTTGGAATTTATACTATATATGAACGCGCATTAAATTATGTATGTTATTTTGGACGCATGCTTGCTAAGAAACCAATTTGGAATTGTTTGTGGTTTAAAATTGAACAATCATTATATCGAGAAATGGCGATTGCTTTGATGGGATTAGGAATAATGATATATGGCATGTTTAAATAATTTTTATTGAAAGATTTATAAAATGAAACAAACTGATTTGTCTTATAAAATTCTTAGATATATTGGGTGGTTATTTACATCACCTGCGTTTATTTTAATATATTTAATTGGTCTTTTTATTGGTATAATCATAGGTTTAGTGGTATTTTCTATTATGATTATATTTTATATGATTTTATTGTTTTTATTCATAATAGAATGTTTGAAAGGAGATGTCACCTAACGGTATGGTAACGGTCTTGAAAATCGTCGGGCTAAATGCCCGTGTAGGTTCGATTCCTATCATCTCCGCTGCCGTCATAACTCAATTTGGTAGAGTGATTGCTTTCCAAGCAAATGGTTCTGGGTTCAAATCCGAGTGACGGCTCAAGTGTAAAAAGTAAAGGAAAACGATGGATGATTTTTTTGTAAACTTAACTTCAGATGAATTAAAGATTATTTTAGAATCTTTAATATTTTCTGCGTGTACCGATGCATGTGCTAAATGGAATAGTGACGATGTTCAAAGTATGTTAGAATTAGCACAAAAATTACGTTCTAATTTATCAAATGAATTTTCTTTTGATAATATCTATATATCAGATTCTTCATATTATGACGATGATGATATGGTTAGAAAGGTGCGTTCATTGGGGGTAAAAACCAACGATTGACGCATCACAGATATATGGAATAGATAAAGAATGTGTTGATTTATGTAATGCAATGAATAAATTCGATGGTATTGAAACCGTTGAATCTTGTTGTGGTCATAATAAAACATCTTATAGAATATATTTTCTTGCGCGAGATTTAGAATGTTTACCAAGATTGCTTTATTGGTTTGATACATGTCATACTGGTATAAGAGGATGGAGAGTAATAGTATATACAGATTGTTCGATGTGCCCTGTTCATTTTTGTTTAGAGGGTACTATTGGCGAACAATCATATATAGAATCAAAAGAAATTGCAAATAAAATGGAAGAATATTTGAAAAATGAAAACAATTAATAATATAAAACAAGATGGTTGGGAATCCGCTATAAACTCTATTGTATGTGCAGATTGTTTTGATTTACTTGGTCTTATTCCAGATAAATCTATTGATTGTGTTTTAATGGACCCGCCATATGGCGTAAATTTAGGTAAAAATAGTAAATTTAAATATGATAAATTTGAAGATACTCCTGAAAATGTAATTAAATTAGTAAATAATATTTTAAAAGAATGTTTTAGAGTAAGTGATTTGGTAGTAATGACGCCCGGAAATACTAATTTATTTGAATACCCAAAGCCGACGCATGTCGGTAGTTTATTTTTCCCACATGGTACGGGCATGAATAATTGGGGATTTACATGTTGGCAACCTATTTATTTTTATGGTAACGACCCATATCTTGAAAAAAGAATGGGCAGCAGACCAGATAGTTTGTGTATTACAGATATACCCCAAAAAAATGGTCATCCATGCCCAAAAGGTATTAAACAATGGCAATGGCTGGTTAAACGAACATCCTTTCAAAATCAATTAATTTTAGACCCATTTATGGGTTCTTGGACTACCGCAGTTGCTTGTAAATCATTAAATAGAAATTTTATTGGTTGTGATATATCAGAAGAATATTGTAAAATTGGAGAAAAACGATTAAAATCTGTATTTGAAATAAAAGAAAATAATAAAAATGAAACAATAATCTAAAACAACATTGTAACAATCTAAAACATTTGCTCTTTATACCGTAATTTTTGACACTTTAAATTTTTTAATAGTTGGTTGCTTTAAAATTTATTAGAGTGTCGTTGGATAGGTATGCCCATTTTTTATATGTGACGCATATATATTCTCAAAAATTTAAGAGGTTTGTAATACATAATTTGTTCTATTTTCTTTACTCTAAAAGACTTTTAGTTGCGGAACGAAGTGACGCAACATTGCAGACGCGAAGCGTCTGCAAATTGAAAGCGATTCTTATTAAAAGTAACAGTAGTTACTTTTAAATATAATCCCCCATATTTTATATTAATATTAATAATATATATAATATACTCCCCTCCCTTTTCTTTCTTTGGTTCTTTCTTTCTTTTTTAAAAATGAAAATTTTATATGAGTTTTGGGCTTTAATTTCTAAGGAAAATGAGTAAAATATCAACTTTTTTCACTTTTTTTGTATTATTTTATTAAAAACATGAAGATTTCTCTTGACTTTTGAAAAAAAATGTTGTATATTATATATAGCAAATATTTAACCAACATACACAAATATTTGCTGGCTCTTTAACATTGCGAGAAATGAAAACAAGTGCCCCGCTTTTACGGGAGCGGGGCAAAACTTTTTGAAAGGATAAAAAATGTTTAAAAACTTTATTGCGTCTATCCGGGAAGAAAAAGAAGGATTTTCTTTTTACAAACCTTGGAGACATGATGAGAAATCAATGAGTGTAATAGTTCCAATTATTCGAGAATCTAAAAGAAAAAGAGATTATATTACATTTGCAGAGGCGTTAACAGATTTTTCTGTTGTAGAAACAGGCGAAGTCGGATATGTGCTTGCTAAAAACGATAGTGAAAAACCGGTGTTAATAACACGTGGAGAAATTTTTGCAGGTAAAACACAAGAACGAGCAGCAATTCATAGTCATATTGTTATGCCGCATAGTTCTTTGAGAGTAGCAGTTAGATGTATTCATAGAAGTCAAGGATTATCTTGTTCAGTATACATGTCGTATGGTGGAAAAATACCTTATGATATTGATTTGAGTAATCAACATAAAACATGGGGAAGCGTAACAACATATTGTTCCACTTTTAATATATCGGATGATGTGACAAATAAAAATAATAGTATTGATAATTTGAATATAACATTAGGAAATTCTTATATTGTTGATAATATATATCATAACCCTTTTGGTGATATAATTTGGCACGACCCCATGCCGATAATAGATGGTATAAATGCATATGGATATAGTCGGAATAATGAACCGAAAGATAATCTTTATGATACTATGAAAGATATGTCAAATATGATGAAAACTGCTTTAGAAAAAATGCCATATATTGATAATCAAGTTGGTGTTGTATTTTTAAAAGGAAATGATTTACTTGGGTTGGAAGTTTATGATTTAAAAGATTCTTGGGAAGCAGTTAAAAAAGAAGTAATAGAAAAAGAAGGTTCCAATATTCTCGAAGAATATTCTGAAGATATTTTTGAATTTAAACAAGATAAAATAAAATCTTTTTTAAAAAGAAAATTGAATATTAATTTTAATGAAAAGATTGTTCATGAAGGAAAATACAAAGTTGTTAGTTTAATAAGTGATTCAGTATTAGGCGAAGGTACTATTTTAAATGGTAAAGTAATACATTTGTCTTTATGGAAGAAATGAGTATTGAATCAAAACGAAGATTGTGGATAATGATGAGATTGGAGAGATTTTTGGAGGAAACTCTCCAACTTCGTCCAAATTCTCTGGCAAATATGCAATTTGATGAACTAATTGAAAAAGCAGAAAAAACCATACAAGATTTAAAAAATGAATTTAAATAATAGCGGGATATATCAATTGGTAGATTGTCAGATTCATATTCTGATGGCTGGAAGTCCGAGTCTTCCTCCCGCAACTATGAGTATAAACGCCACAGTAGCTCAGTTAGTAGAGCGGCGGATTTGTAATCCGCGGGTCGAGGGTGCAAATCCTTCTTGTGGCTCGTTAATAAAAGAATGGAGGTGAGTGTCTTATGATTACGAAAATAGTAATTGAAAAAGACGGAAAGAAAACAAAGTATATTATCAAGGATGAACCAAAAATTGAGAAGGAAATTGACAAATTTTGGTCGGAAATGCACGATGAGATGAGAAACGCGTTCAAATTATTGAATTCTTATCCTAAATTTACTGCTCCGTCATTAAATATAAGTAATTTCTTTGGTTTTTTACCAGAAACTACTAAAAAAGACGAAAAAGATAAAGATTCTGCGTCAAAGGAAGTTAAAATAGTAGAGTGAGTGATGATATTGAAAAAGTAGACGAAACTACTAAAAAAGAGAAGCGTGTAGTAAGAACTGACCCAGATTTCCTCGCAAAGTACGTGGAAAATGTCACAGTAGTTAGTCCGATTGAAATATATTGGACTACTACTGACGGGTCCAAACCAAGACGTATATGTGGTGCTATTAAACTTGATGGAAAACGATGTTTAGACTTTGCAGGGGCTAATACCGACCATAATGGTGTTGGTTTTTGTAGTTTACACGAAAAAAGTTATAAAAAATTCAAAAAAAATTGGCTTGCTTTGGTATCCGAGAGTGCAAAAACCACTACTTTGGGCGCATTAATAGATGTTAGTCAAGAGCAAGAAGTAAAAATAGGCGATGTTCAAGAGGAAATAAAATTAGAACAAGCCCTTATTCTTTGGTTTGTTAATAGTGTCGTTAATCGTGAACCGGATTATGATAAAAATGGAAACAGAGTTCAATCTGAATTTACAAAAGATGATATTAAGTTTTTAAAAGAACTTAATATTGATATGATTAAGAGTAAAGAGGCTGCGGCTCGTATTAAAGGTAGTATGAAACTCGATGCATTAACCGTTAGACAATTTGCAGACCAAATACTTACATTTTTATTTGGTAGACTTGTAAAAATGGTTGGTCGGACAGAAGCATATAAACTTGCTTATGATATGAATAACGAGGTGTTTGCACCCATGATTGCATCTTCGATGATTAGTGGAGAAATGTCACCATTGAGACAAATACCCGATTCATTAAAAGATATGCAATTAATTGGTGATAGGTTAAAAGAAAAAGAAATTGAGTAACCAAGACCAAAATGACCTTTCATTTATAGCCTCTTCTGCTAAAGATTGGCTTGATTCTCTTATAAATAGAGAGTTTAAAGGTGCTAAATTCTTTTGGACTAAAGATAAAGCAAGAGAATTTGCAGATGTACCAATAGAAACTTTATTGTTTGATGAATATTTTTTAAATGGTAAAAAATGGTTATATCCCGGTATAGTAGATACAATTCTCGATATATACGAACAAAGGAAAACTCGCAAAGTAAAAATTGTATGTGTTGCGGCAGGCTTTGGTTGTCTTCCAAGTTATACGCCAATAAAAACAAATAATGGTTATGTTACCATGGAAAATCTTTCTGTTGGCGATAAAATTTTAGGTGTTAATGGTGATACCACAGAAGAATGTAATGTTATAAGAAAAATCTATTCTGGTAAAAAAGAAGTTTTTCGAGTTTATACAAAAGATGGTAATTATATTGACGCAACAAAAGAACATATATTTGAAGTGTGGATTTGTGAAAATAATATTGGAAGATATAGACAAAATTGGTCGATAAGTAGTATTATTAATTATTTGTGTAATGATAAAAAAACAACCAATTTCATTAGTTTAATTAGAATAAATAATAATCAAACTAATGAAATTACAGGATATAAATCTTTAGGATATATGGATACCTATGATATATCAATAGATAATAAAAGTAAATGTTTTTTATCTTATAATGATTTTATAACACATAATAGTGGAAAAACCGAAGGTTTGGGTGCAGTTCTTAATTGGTTAAATTGGTATCATTTTTCTTGTAAATTTAAACCAGAATCAACCAATGCGTGCCCGCAGGAGTATTATGATTTAAAACCAACTTCTAAAGTGGCTTTTATCGCATTATCTAAAACATTGGAAAAGTCTAAATTGATTACATTTTCTGCAATGCGTTCTGCATTTAGTAGTCATTTTAATCAAGAATATTTTCCAATTAATCCAAGAATTTTAAGTAGATTGGATATTCCGGGTAATAACACAATGGTGTTTCCAAATACAGCAACAGAAGCCGCGAATGCAGGTTGGTCTATATTTTCATTTGTAATGGATGAAATTTCATTTTTGCAAATAACAGATAATTCTTCGAGGTCTATCGGTTCTTCAAAAGATGTATATGACCAAGCCAAAGAAGCGTTTGATTCAGCAGAAGGTCGTATGTTTTCGCGATTTATGTATGATGGTATGGGAATTTTAATATCATCTGTTAATTATGATGAAGATTTTTTAATGACAAAAATTCGCAAAGCATTTAGAGGAGATGTTTCGGAGAGCGATGTTTATTTTAAAATATTGTTACCATGGAAGGCAAATCCTGCTAAATTTAGTATGGAAAAAAGTTTTTATTTTGATACTAATAAATTTGAGATTATTAAAGATGAAAAAGAAATTGGTTTATTAGATAAATATTATGTTGAAGTTCCTATAGAACAAATTATATTTGGAGAAAATAATAATGATCCAAATGACAAATTATTGGAAGATTTTAGAAATGGAAAAATAAGATGAAAAGAGTTTTAGGAAATTGGTTACATTGGTATAAAAACGATAAAAGCGTAGGTATTTTACCAAAAGGAAAATGTTGGCATTTTAAATTAGAAGAATGTAATTTTATAACATGTAAATATTGGACTTTTTGGAGATTTTTTTATTCAAAAAATAATAAAAAAGGAAGTGATTAAAACGAAGATTTATCAAGCAGATGAGACTAAAAAATTAAATTGCCCAAAACATGGAGAAGTTTGTGGTAATAATATTCTTGTATTTGAATTTTTAAATAAAGATGGAACAAAATTTTACAATCATTCGTATTGTTTAATTTGTTTAGAAGAAGTTGTGTTTAATGATGTTTATTTATTAGAATGTGAGAGTAATGAGTAAATTTGATGGAAAAGATTTTTATGCTACTGTTTCTGCATTACGAAATTTAGGTGGTATTGGAATGTTTTCGGCGATAGATAAAGAAGCACAGAAAACAAATTTTGGAAATGAAACAAGACGGGTGTTGAGATACCTTGAAAATAAAAAATTAATTAAGTCGGATAGACCGCTTCTTCCATTAAGTTTAGAACTTAGATGGGAAGTAATTGATAATGCTAAAATAGAGACATTTAAGGAATAGGTGATTTTTAAATTCCGATTCTGAAAGTTCCATGGCAATATTATAATCGTGTAGAAAATGATCCTTATGCTACCGCACGAGACTTTTTTTCTATACCGAGGGGGTCAATATCTCCTTTTTTACCTGAGTTTACAAAATTAAAAAGATGTATTGATTATGATATACCGAATCCGTTTAATGAGAGTACATTAACATTTGATTCTAATTTTATATGTAAAGATCGTATTCCGAGATATATGCATATTGATTATGGTCCCAAATTAAATGGTACAGGTATTGCCATGTGTCATGTAATCGGGTTTAAAACGGTTACTATTATGGATACAGGTAAAGAAACAGAGGTAAAACTTCCATATATTAGGTTTGATTTTTTAGGCAAAGTTTTTGCGCCCGTTGGCGGTATGATAGATTTGGCCGATATACGAGAAATGGTTATATATGAATTAGCTCGTAGAGGATTTAATATAAAACTTATATCGTTTGATAAATATAATACACTTGAATCTGTATCTATTTTAGTTAATGATGGTTATGCGTGTGATAATCTCAGTATAGATAGAACTATGTGTAAGTTAATAGTTGATTATGATAAACCAAATAAAGTGAAACGGGTATCTACAAATGGTGCATATATTGCTGCTTGGGATGCACTTAGAGAATCATTGGTAAATAATAGAATTATTATGCCATATCATCCTGATTTTGAAAACGAAGCACGTCATGCTGAAAAACGTATTATGGGGGTAAAGACAGTAATTAATTGCCAATCTTCATCTCTTTCATTGGATTTACTTGAGGCAATGGCGGGAGCAGTTTATAATACTATTAATAATGAGATTCATGCAGATTTAAAATTTGACGACCTTGATACTGAAGAAGATAAACGGGCGTCTATTTTTTACAAAGATATGGGTAGGTTTGGAGGTTCTGATAATTATTTACCAACAGAAGACAATAATCAGGATTTATATAATGAATTGTACAATAAAGGTGGAGAATCAAAATGGACATAAACAAAATTTTTAAATTTAAAGTTGTATCTAAAGATAAATTATCATTTGAAATAAAAAAGAATACAGATGAAGCGGTTAGAAGTGCCGTTGATAAAGTTTCTAATGAATTACATCAGGATTTTAAGCAACGTCTTATTTCTATTAAAAGAGAATATTCAGATGATAGTAAAGGTGACCCTTTTTATGAGAGTCTTTATTCAACATATTATGGTAAAGATAATAAATATTCCGAAGAAAAGTTACCAGAGTTAATTAGAGAATCTGTTAAATATTCAAAGGCTAAAGGATATTTAACCGTTTATACTTCTCCTATGGAAATAGAACAAGAAGACGAATTACGAAGATTTGCGCAAATAATATCATACGTGCGTGCGTTTGAAGACCCGGTTGTGGGTGCTATTCCAGATTCATTACAAAGATTTGTATTGGGCAGAGGTATTAAATATAAATGCCCAAATGAGGATGTACAATTCTTATTAGATTTCTTTTGGCATTCCAATAATATGGAAATGTATAATAAAACATTGCTTTGGTTATTGATAGTTCAAAGTGAATATTTCCCCCTTTATTTTAGAAATCCTGATACCGGTGATATAAAAGTACGCGAAATACAACCATTAGAAATCATTAAAGTGGAAACAGACCCAGATGATAAAGCATCTATTCTTTCTTATAAAAGAGAATATATGAATACTAAAGGTACTGCATATACTAAATATTATGCTGATATTAATTATTACGATATAAAAGAAAAAGAAAATAAAAAATCTGATTTTGAAGATAATAAAAATTGGCAAGGTGAAAACGTATTTGTTCAGTTTATTAAACTTATGCGTAATAGAGAAGTTAGAGGAAGAGTATATTTAGAGAGAGTTCTCAAATGGGCAGAATGGTATAAAAATTGGATTATAGATAGGGCAATCATTAATCATGAAAAAGGTCGTGTTGTATGGTTGCTTATTTTAAAAGGCACGCAGGACGATGTTTGGGAAAGATTTAAAACTCCGCCCGCAGGTGGAACAATTAAAATTTGTACGCCAGATAGAGAATGGAAACCAATAAATGCTAATATAGACGCAGATGATGCTAAAGAAGATGGTTTGTTTTTATTGTATCAAGTTGCAGCAGGCGCAGGTATTCCTATTCACGTGCTTACACAAAGAACGTCCGAGAACGTGTATTCCAGCATAAGGGCGTCAGACAGTCCATTTAGTCAATTTATTTTAGATGTTCAAGATACTTTAATGGATGGTTATTTAAAACCAATGTTTAAAATGGTTATAAAATCATACATAAAGGCTAATAAAATCCCTAAAAAAATTAAGATTAAGAAATATGTTAAAGAATATTTAAGAGACACTTTCAGAAGTCAGTATGATAGATATACTGAAGGTGAATTAAACGAACAAAAGATGCTTAGGTTTATTAAAATTTTAACAGAATCCGCTATAAGGGATTTTGAAAATGATAAATTTTTAAAAGAATCTTCTGATTTATATAAAAAAGTAATAAGAGAATGTAAATTATTAGAAAATTCTTATACAAACGAAACATTAAAACTTTTAGAAAATTCAAATGAAAAGTTAAAACATGAAATTTTAGTTAAAGCATTTGAAGTATTTGAAAATGGAATTGAAGTTGAAATAAATACAGAAACCATTCCTATTGATATAGTATTTCCGGATATGGTAAAAGAAAATATGGTAGATTCTGCAAGAATTCTTGAAATACATAGAAAAATGGGTATTGTTTCTAAGACAACCGCGTCATCTAAAGCCGGTTATAATTCTGAACAAGAAAAATTCTTATTAAAAACAGAAGATTTTGGCGAACCAGAAGAAGAAATTGCTGACCCATTGAAAGATACCGATGATGAAGATATTGATGATGGTGAAGAAACCAAAGAACCGTTAAAAGGAAAAACTAAAAAATTAGATAAGGAAAAAAATGCCAAAAAATAAAATGTCTGGTGCAACACTATTAGAAGAACCTGTAGTTCAAGAAAAGAAAGTTATTGCTGCGGTTACGTTAGTATTATATGATACTCTTGAAAAAGATATACTTGAAAAAACAAATATAGAAGATATTGAATATAGACCAACACCAGATTCTTTGTCTATATTCAATTCTTTTTTAAATGATGTGTGTATGTCTATAAATTTTAGTGATGTCTTATCTAAATATGTTGCAAAGTAGGTAGTTTGGAAACATTAAAAGATGAATTAAATAATGCAATAAGACTTACATCATATTTATTGAATGTGAGACGAATATATAATTTTATTACAGATTCGTCTTATTATTCATATATATGTTCATTAAATAAATTAGAAGAATACTTATCATTTGCAGTATATGATAATTTTGATAGTCTTTTATCTATAATATACGATTGGGATTTAAATAAGCAAAGTACAATAGATAGTTCAGTTAAAAATCAACTAATTTCTAATCTTTTCATACAAAAAGTAATTAAAAAGTAATATTCTTAAAGAACTTTACTTTTTTGCTTTGCTTTTTGCGTATTTTATTATTATATTATAATCGACATTATAATAATGTCGTAAAATATGCAAAAATTATATAAATTAATGTATTTTCAAAAGGTAGATAATTATGCCATATAGCAAATTGTCTGATTTGCCAAATAATATTAAACGTTTTCCTTTGAATCAAAGAAAAGCATGGATGGCATCGTTTAATAGCGCCTATAATTCTTTTGATCCAAATAAACATAAAGCCGCAAACGCCGAAGCATATGCTTTTGCTGTTGCTAATTCTGTGGTTAAAAAAATGAGAAAATCTAAGAAAGAATCCCTTTCTATTTTTCCAAATGGTACTAAATTTACTACAGAAAAAGAATTAGATAATTATACATCTATAATAGAAACATTTCTTGAAATTGATGGAGATAATATGAAAGATTATAATATAGGTAATTCTATCCTTGCTTCTTTAAAAGAGGCTAAAATAGATAAAGATTCAAGAACTGCAGAAATAGTTGCTCTTGAGTCCGGTTGGTCTAAAAATGGGAATTATTATTCAAAACCGGTTGCTGAAAGTTTGGCACCTTTTTTATTGCAAAGACGTAAAATATATGTAAATCATGTTGAAGAATCGGAAAAGAAACTCGGAAGAGATTTATCAGATTGGGCGGCAACTGTTGAAGAAGCATATGGAAAAGAAGGAAAATGTCATGCAAAGATAAGATTTAGTGAAAATTTAAACGGAGAATTTTTATTTAAAGAATCTTTGATTCATCCCGAAGAAGTTCAATTTTCAATTGATGCGCTTGCGAGAGCCAAAGAAGGAGAAGCAGAAGGTAAAACCGGTATTATAATTGAAAAATTTGCTATGCTTGATTCATTGGATTTTGTTGATTATGCATCAGCAGGTGGAAAATTAATTAAAGCATACGCGTCCGCGGCTGCAACAGAATTATCTTTATTGCATGAAGCCGCGTTGACGTTAAAAGATAGAGTAGAAAAAGATGTTGAAAAATATAAACTGCAAACCTTATTTTGGGCGTTTGTAGACTTTTTACATGAACTTTCATGGTCTTGTGACTATGATAATGATGCCGATAAAAAAGCGGCAATCCAAACATTGGTAGATGAATTTCTGGCAGAGTTTGGAAAAATTGATGTTATAAAGGCGTTTGAGTCTTTACAAAAAGTGGGAGGTAAAATGAACCTTGTTGAATTGAAAGAAAAAGAAGGCACTCTTTTGGAAGAATTTAAGAAAGAAATTTTGAATTCTGAGGAAGTAAAATCCAAAGATACTAAAATTACAAGTCTTGATTCAGAAGTTGCAAAACTTACAGAGAGTTTAAATATATCCAAAACGGACTGGGAAAAAGAAAAAGATAGTCTCGTTAAGGAAAAAGAAAATTTACAAAAAGAAGTAGATGTTTATAAATCTGTTGAGGAAGCAAGCAAAAGAACTGCAAAAGTTAAAGAGTTGTTAAAGGAATCTACTCTGGGAGAACTTGAAAAACTTCCTAAAAAGATTCAAGATGATTTGGTTAAATTAGAGAAGGATGAAGATATTAAAGAGGCTATTAAAGCATATTCTGAATTAAAATCTTCAATTACCACAGTTGTTACTGCGGCAGGAGTAACAACTGTTACAACTGCACAGACCGATGACGTTTCTTTAGCCAAAGATAATGATAAAGCGGCTAAAATTTTTAAAAGCAAATAATTGGAGGTGAAAATATATGTCTACATCGTCTAATGTTGTTATTAAAGAATATGATGAAAGATGCGTTGTTAAATTACCAGTAGCCTCTGCAACAGTATTGGCCGCGGGTGATTTGATTGTTGCCACTGCGGATACTGCTACTACGTTAAAAGCGGCCGCCCTTTCTGCATCGTCTTTATATAATACTTTTGTAGGTGTTGCACTCGAAGGTTCTGAGAGTGGACAAGTGGAATATATCAGCGTTGCAACTCGTGCGAGAATTGCAATTAAGGTTGTTTCTACGAGTGCTGCGGCGCTTGTTGGAGATGCATTTTATTATAGTGCAGGTGCAAACGGTACAGATTGGCAAGTAACCAAATGTACTTCCGGCGTTAGTGGAATTACGTGGGCTCTTGAGGCGGTTGCCGCAGGAAGTTCTGGTGAATTTCTAATTGATACTCATGTTATGAAATCGGGCTTTGAGTTCGATAAAATTACTTAATTAATTTGGAGGTGGATATAAATGTCAAGTACATATTCTAATGTTGTTATAAGAGATTATGACCCGATTAGCGTAATCAAACTTCCCGTTGTTTCTGCGACTGTTATTGCAAAAGGGGATTTAATTGATGCGAGTGCAGATACTGCTACAACTCTTGTTGCGGCTTGTCATGCGGGTGATAATTCGTTGTTTTTTGGTGTTGCTTTGGAAGGTTCTGAAAGCGGAGAAGTTAAAGATATTTCTATTGCAACTATTGCAAAAGTTAATATTAAAGTTGTTTCTGGAAGTACAGATGCTCTTCCGGGAGATGCTTTTAAATATAGTGCCGGTGCTAATGGTACTGCGTGGCAGGTTACAAAAGCCACATCAGAGGGCATCATGTGGGCACTTGAACCGGTTTTGGATACTGCGGAAGGTGTTTTCCTTATTAATTCCCATGCTCTTGCTGGTGGATTTATATGGGATACTTGTACCGAAGGTTAATTAATTCTATAATTTGGAGGTTAATATAAATGTTTAATAAAACACAAGATATCGTTAAGTTGATTGAAAGCCATGTTAAAGAAAGTGGCAATAAAGAAAAAGGTTATGAAGCCGTTGGTGTGCAACTGCTTGAAAATCTAAAATCTGAAAAAATCAGAAAAAGTGAAATTTCCATTCGTGCTTTGTTTGAAGCGTGTCTTCAAGAAGCTCATCCCGATAGAGAACTTTCTCTGTCTACTGAAACACATAAATTGGCAGAAGCCGTTGGTAGTTCCAGTTTTCCTAATATTACGAAATATATCGTTAGTTCAGAAGCTATTCCTAAATTTGAATATAATATGGATAGAATTGCACCGTTGTTTACTGATATGGCGGCAACACGAACTGATGTTGAGAGAATTCCCGGTTTTACGGCCAACGAAGGCGTAGAATATGTCCCAGAGCAGTACCCTGTTCAGGAAACGGATTTTCATGAAAAATATGCAGAGGTTAAACTCTCTAAATTTCAACGTTCAATTTCTTTGACCAAAGAAGCCATTTTTAATGACAATACAGGTCAGATTATTGACCGTGCTGCATCTCTTGGTGAAGTTGCCGGCGAACAAATGGAAAAATTCTTAATTCAAACGATTGAGGTTCTTCCGAGAACGTTGCTTCCTTATGAAACAACGACTAATTTGGAATGTGCAAAATTTGACGGTACTACTGTTACGCGTACCAATTTTTACAGCACCGACCATAGTTCATTGGCTTATATGGGTTCGCAAACAAATGCTAATACGGCATCTTCTTGCGCTCTTGGTATTGATGGTATTGATACTGCTTATAAACTGTTTCCGAGTATGAAAAATGAACGCGGAGAATATATTGGTGTTAAACCCAAAACTCTTTTAATTCATCCTAATAATGCAGTTATGGCATATCAGTTGTTACAATCAATGTTTCAACCGGATACGCCTAATAATGCAAAGAATTTCTGGACTGGTCAATTTGATGTTGTTGCATCTAATTATATTGCCACTTCTACTGATTGGTATATGGGCGATTTTAAGAAAGAACTTGTTCTTTTGTATTGGGAACGCCCGAATGTTATTTCTCAGTCTGGCAATTTTGAAGCATCTTTTACCAGTGACATCTTAATGAGATGGAAATTTGGTTTTGGTGCCGGTGCTGGTCATAGAGATTATCGTTATATTGCTCGTTTGACTGCGTAATTTAAGTTACTAATGGGGAGGAGGGGGATTCTACTCCTCCCCTAAAATAAAATAAAGGAGAAAAAAAATGGGTGCAAATTCTCATACAACTACTTGGATTAAGAGGTTGTTTCTTGGTGATAAAGGTTCCAGTGCCGTCGAAACTTTAACCGATGGTGATATGGAAATTCAAAATGATTTATATGTTAAAGGTATTCTTGATGTTAATGGTGCTACTGATTTTGCAAGTACAGTAGCAGTAACAGGTGTTTTAACAGCCACAGGCGGAATTAGTGTTGCGAAACCATTGGTTGTTGCATCTACTTTATTTGGTAGAAATGTATTTAATGGCACATCAACGTCAGACGAAGTTACTTTATCCGGCGTTCTTTCTGGAGATACAATTCTTGCATTTCCATATGGTAGTTCTGTTAATGAATCCGGTGATACATTATCATGCGCCGCGAGTTCTACTGGTGGAGCATTTACTGTTTATAGAGATTCTGGCGGAACATCTGGTTTGACTTATGCGTATTTAGTTTTACGCGCTGCATAACTAAAAAATAATAAAGGGGCGGTAATCGCCCCTTTATCTTCACAATAGGAGATTGAAATGCCACACGTGGTCAAAGTTTACGATGAAGTAAATGCTAAAACTGCTCATATTCTTAGTGGTGTGACTTATACTTTTGATGCAATGGTTGAAGGTTCTGCTTATACTGGAAACCTTCAAACGGTTCCAATTTTAAATTCCACTAAAAAAGATATTGGTTGGTTTGATTCAAGTGCTTGTACGTTTACAGGAGATGTGTTTGTAACAGAAAAGGAAGAAGAACTTAATGTTTTAAGCAATGGTGATTATTATCTTGATTATAAAAACGGTTATTATAAGGTAATTGCCGCCACATCTGCTACACCAACTATTTCATATACTACATATATGATAGCAATTGCTTCTGTTGTGGATGTAGAATTAGGTTCCGTGGAATTGAAAAATGGCACGGATGATACAAGAGCCACAATCAATGCTGCAAATACAGCAAGAACAACAGGAACAACCACGTTGGTGGTTCAAAATATAGATGCTACTGGTAAAGTTTCTCCTGCTGGGGATGCTGTTGGCAATGCTCCTTTTGTAAAATTAGGTGATGGTACTGATACTTTAAATATATTAGTAGATAATGCTGCTTTTTCTACAGGCTCGACCGGAATTGGCATATTTGGTAAATATGAAGCAACCGCAACTACGTATAATGATGGTGATGCCGTACCGATTAAATTAGATGAGAATGGTAGAGTTGTTCTTAGTTCAGATATAGAAATTGGCGGCGTTGAATTGAAAAATGGCACGGATGATACAAGAGCCACAATCAATGCTGCAAATACGGCAAGAAGTACGGGAACTACTACATTAGCAGTTCAAACAATTGATGCTGCTGGTAAGGTAATGTCTTCAAATGGATTTAGAATAATAGCAGAAAGTTCATTAACGGTTACTACTGCCGGAACTCCTGTTGCTTGTCCTACCAATGCAAGTGCTAAAGCAGTTAGAGTTATAAATAATAATGTAGATGGAACAATTATAGCAGTTGGATTGAGTGCGACAGTAGATGCCATTTCTTCTCCGCCTATTGGTGTTGTTTTGACATCTTACAGTTCTGTCGTTATGTATGTTGTTGAAAATAGTAATGAAATCGCCATTGATTCCAGTACAAGTTTAAAAACTGCAACAATTCAAATTTTAGGAATATAGGAGATATTTAATGCTTGATAATTATTCTATAGAACGTGCCCCTTTGTTTGCAGTAGTTGATGGTGCAGTTAAAGAAATAATGGCTTTGCCTGTAAATGTGCCGAGTTTACAAATTGCAAGTACGGCTGTTACTGCGACCGCATCGGAAATTAATTTACTCGATGGTTCATCCGGTGCTACTGTTGTTAATAACAAAGCGGTTATTTATGGTGCAAGTGGTGAAATAGTTGCCAATTCTGAAACTATTGGTTCGACAACTGCAGGCGGGAACTTGACCGCAAACGCTACTCTTGAAACAACTATTGCCCCGACAATGGCATCTGCAAACTGGACAGGCACTAATGGTTGGTCTTCAAACGAGACACAACTAATAAAAGTAACAAATGCCGCTATTGGTACTATTCAACCTTCTGGGACTACGGGTACGCCGACGGCTAATGTGACCTATAAGGTTGTTATCACAGCAAGTGCTACAAGTGGTGCGATTACCTATACCTATGGTGGAGTTGCAGGAACAACGATAACTGCAACTACAATAACGGATTATATTACAGCAGCAACAACTGGAAAACTTATCATTTCTGGTGCGATTTCATCAACAGCAACAATTACCGCAATAAGTATTCAGAAATTAACCGACGCGACAGGTGATGTCTCTATCGCTGGCAACCTGAAAGTTGGTAGTCCAATCCAGAATATGAAAGGGACTGATATAATTACAATCAGTTCGACTGGGAATGTCGGCATCGGGACGACGAGTCCAGCGGTTAAACTTACGATTCAACAAGCAGGCCAAGTATATGCTCAAATAGATGCACCATCAATTTGGGATATGGCACTGGGAATCACAGCAAACACTTCTAAAATATCAGGAATAGACTTTAAGAATTTTAATTCAGCTGGAGACGTTCGTTTTATAGCCAGAAATGACGCAAATGATAGAGTATCTATGAATATGCCTGGTTCTACTAATACTACCACATTCTTTGGACAAACTGGCGCTAACGCTGCTGCAATTTTCTTAACTGGTGTTGCTGATACTGATAAAAAATTATCCATTGGAACTTTTACTGCTGGGGATTTAATATTAGGAACAGATAATACAGAAAGAATGCGTATTTTAAGCACTGGCAACGTCGGCATCGGGACTACTGCTCCCGCCACAAAACTTGATGTTGCCGGTTCAATGCAAGTATCTTCATCCTCTGCTCTTACTTTAGGTGGATATGTAACTAATTATTTAGAAGCATCTGCAACTTTAACTGGTGCTACTACAACTATTGAAGTTAATATTCCTGCTACATCAAGAATAGTAGGTGTTCAATTAAGAGTAGATACTTTAATTACTTCAATTAGTGGTACAACGTGGAGTGCTGCTTTTTCAGGTGGTTCAACATCTGCTATTTGTTCTGGTCAAGCATTTACAAAGAATACAAAAGTAAATTCATTTGTAAATGATATAATTACATCTGAAGCAGATATTGTTATTACCCCAGATACAGATGGGTTTACTGCGGGTGTTGTGAGAGCCGTGGTTTATTATAATTTATTTACCGAGCTTGGCAGTCTATAAAGGAGAAATAAAATGGCAGCAATTACATATCATTCACAAGGTGTTTCCCCAAGTACAATACATGCTACTTTTAAATCTCCTGCTGCGAGTAGTGGAAATTTTCATGCATTTGGTTTTTATGAAGCACCAGCAGCAGATGCAAATTTAACACAATTATCTGCAACACAAACATTAGGTAGTGCAAACAATGCTTATATGGCACAGGTATTTATTGTTGCCGCAGCCGCAGGAACTGTTGGTGGAACAGGTTCTGGAGTTGCAAAAATAACTATTACAGGAACATCAGTTACTCATGCTGGAGTAAGAACTCCTGCCGATAGTGAAGTTTTGGTAGCAGATATAACGGCATTAACTACGAATCAATTTGTAGAATCCACTAAAATGTGGGTTGGTACTGTAACTTTAACGCTTGCTCCAACAGTTGACCGTTCAGAATATGCAGTAGATTTTAATTATGGTTATGCTTCAGTATCTCATTTTTTTGAACATACGGTACAAATAAAACAATTTGAATGTACGGGTAGAGCAGGAGCAACTGATACAGGATTTAATATTCAATTACTTAAACATTCTTCTGTTGGTTGGGTGTATCATGCAACTGCATTTGTGCCGGGTGGAACCGTAATACTTGATATGAATACAGATTTAAATACAGAAAAAAATATTACAAGCGGTAAAAGATTTCATTATCATAGAAAAAATTTAACTAATATAATTATTGGTTCGGATGGAAGTGAAGGAGTTGTTTTGAGAATAATAACCGGTGCTAACAATGCAGTTGAATCAATGGATATGCGAATTCATTTTAATTGGATGTAAGAAATTGGAGAAATAGATGGCAATTCTGGAAATTTTAGGCTTGAACGAAAGCACCCCACAAATAGTAAACGCCCAATCAACAGATTCTTATTTGGCTTCAAGACCAATCGAGTTTAAATCTACCGTAAACATTCCTTCTTCGTGCTTACAAATTCAATCAACGGCAATTACATCGTCCGCCTCAGAAATTAATATTTTGGATGGTGTGACTGCAAATAAAGATGAACTTAATCTGCTTGATACTTCTGTTGCTGGTACGGTAGTTAATTCTAAAGCGGTTATTTATGGCTCAAATGGAGAAGTAAATGCTTCGATTTTGCAAATTCAATCAACGGCAATTACCCTAACTGCTTCACAACTGAACACCGGCGGTTTTAAACAACAGGTGGTCACCGTTGCTGCTTCTGGTGGGGATTATACAACCATTACTGCCGCCTTGACCTCAATTACGGATGCCGCAAGTGGAAAAACATATTGTGTTTTAGTTACAACACCTGCTGAATATGATGAAGCAATTACATTAAAAGATTATGTTGATATTGTGGCGGTTGACCCTGAAAATACTTATATCACAAGACAGGTAACAGATAATGGCGTGGCGGTTCATTGCTACCTAAAAATTAATATCAACAATAAGCAGACGGATGGAAGTTATGGTTTGGATTTATCAGGGAATTCGATAATAACCGTTGATGGTAATATCACAGGTGGTATTGGTTCTGAGGATGGTGGTATTGGTGTTAATAATGCTTCGACGGGTATAATTACTATAAATGGGAATATAAATGGGGGCGTTGGCGAAGAAAATGGGGGCGTTGGTGTTTATACTTTATTAACTGGAATTGTTACTGTAAATGGAAATATAACATCTTCTTATATTCCGGTATATATGAGTTCTACAGGTACGGTCAAAGTCAAAGGCGATATAACATCTACTTACAACAATGCCGCAGGCCACGGCATTACTCCTGCTGCTACTTCAATATTTCAACATGAATTTGGCAAAATAATTTGCACCCATGCAGACGCAAGTGCGGTATATTGTGCAAGTGCCGTTAATGTTACTATGATTGGAAGTTGGGCAAATAGAGATTTACATTCCAATGTAACAAATTTAGTTTCTGGCGGATTCAATTGGGATACTAACGTGACATGAGTATTAGAATAATTATATCAGACACGGTTTTAACGGGACATCCTGAATCAGTTCGTTCTGCCATTTCAGTTGGTTATGGTTCTGATATATCTGCTCAATGTGAAATAAACACAAGCGGGTTATCTGCTGCATTACTTAGAGCGGTTGAAGTTGACGCAATTGCAGTAATTCGTTCTACAACAGGTGTTAATAATTATATTTCTTTAGCACAAGGTTATTATAATAATTATTTAATTCAAACTTTTATGCCTTTAGGTAATAACTCTTATGTTGAGTTATCTACGCCAACATCTATTCCAGTTATAATTATTTGTGGTGCGGGTGATGAAGAATTACAAAATAATACAGGATATGGTAATGGATTAGAATTTTGGGATTGGGATTTATCACAAACAACAGACCCAACAGGAGACCAATCAAGTTACAGTAATGGTATTATTCTTGGTAAAATTTTAAAAATAAAAGATACTTTAAATTGTAGTTGGTGGGAAGCAAGATATAGAGCAAGAATGACTTGTCCAAGAACGGAACCCAATAGAGTAACTTCTCCGTGGGAAAAGATAAATGGTTATGGTAGAATAGATGTATCTGCTTCAACAGGTTATAGTGAAACTATAATTGCAGACCCATATTATACAGCACCTCCGCCTGAAGTAGCAGACCCGCCTACTATTAATCATTCTGAAAGTTATACTACATCTTCCGTTACTATTACTTTTACACCAGAAAAAAGTTCTGGGGTTTATAGGTATAAATATGATGATAATGCATGGGCAAATTTATCTTCAACTACTATTCCTGAAACTACTTTAGAAATTGGAAGTCATACTGTATATGTTCAGGAATATTGGAATGATGCGTGGAGTGAATCAGGTGTTGCAGTTTTTACAATGGAGGATGATATGAGTAATAATGGTTGGAATGATGGTGTTTTTAAAGTTGATGAATCCTCTGTTATGGGAACGACAGGTGGATTTATAGTAAAAGTTGCTGAAGCAGTAAGCGCAACTTTAAGTGGAGCATCGGGCAGTATTGCCGTAAATGTTCCGCTTGGATGTAGAATATTGGGAGTTCAACTTAGAGTAGATACTTTAATTACTTCAGTATCTGCAACAACTTGGACTGCTGTTTATGTAAATACACCAACTACCGCTATTTGTAGTGGTCAGGCGTTTGCAAAAAATACAAAATATAATGCAATTCATTCTGCGTATGAAGTTACAACGGGAGTAGTTACAATAACAATTACACCAAACACAGGCACATTTACTGCTGGTGTTGTGAGAGCGGTGGTTTATTACAACGATTTTGATTCGATGGCAAGTCTATAAGGAGATAAAAAATGGCAGCAATTACTAATCACATACAGAATATTCCAGCAAATAGTTTATCTATGTGTATTCACTAATTTTTTGTATATTATAATATGAAAAAACTTATAGCATATAAATATCGTCTTTATCCCACTAAAGAACAGCAAATTCTTTTAGCAAAGCATTTTGGTGCTGTAAGATGGATTTATAATTATGCTCTAAATAAGAAGATTGAATTATATAAAAAGGAAAAGAAAACCTTATCAAGGTTTGATTTAAGTGAAATTCTTACCGGATTAAAAAAGCAAGAAGAAACTTCTTGGTTATCTGAAGTTAATTCCCAATCTTTACAGTTTTCTTTATTAAATCTCGATAACGCATATAATAGATTTTTTAAAGAAAAGAAAGGTTTTCCTAAATTTAAAAGTAAAAGAAATAAGCAGTCTGTTCAATTTCCTCAATATAGTAAAGTGAATTTTGAGGATAATACTCTTTATATTATGAAATTTAAAGAGGGCATCAAATGTAAGTTTAGTAGGACGTTTGAGGGTAAAATAAAAACTACTACAATTTCTAAAACCCCAACTAATAAATATTTTGCTTTTATTTTAGTTGAAGAAATTGTCCCAGAAGTTATTAAATTTCCTATTCAAAAGGATAAAACGGTTGGTATAGATTTGGGTATAAAATCCTTTTTAGTAACTTCAAATAATGAAGTATTTGATAATCCTAAATACTATAAACAATCTTTAAATAAACTTAAAGTAGAACAAAAGAAAATATCAAGAAAGAAACTTGGTAGTAATAATAGAAATAAACAGAGAAAAATAGTAGCAAAGTTACATGAAAAAATAACAAATCAAAGAGAAGATTTTATTCATAAGGTTTCGAGGCAATTAGTAAACGAAAACCAAGTTACAACATATTGTTTTGAGACCTTGAATATTCGAGGAATGATGAAAAATCATCATTTAGCACAAGCAATAGGAGATACCGGTTGGGCGTCTTTTGTAAATTATCTATCATATAAAGCAGATTGGATGGGAAAAAATATTTTTAAAATAGGAAGATTTGAACCTTCTTCTAAAACGTGTAATATATGTGGGAATATAAACCAAAATCTCACTTTGAAAGATAGAGAGTGGGTTTGTGATTGTGGTGCAAAACTTGATAGGGATTTCAATGCTGCTTGTAATATAAGAGATATGGGTTTAAAACAAATAGGGTTGGGCAAACCCGAATTAACGCTTGGGGAGATTGGATAATGTTTCAGTCGCGGAACCAAGAAATCATGGGGATATGCCAAAAGTTTTTTGAACCAAAAGGAAATAAAGTTTTGGATTTAATAAGAGAACACTTTTTATATTCAGATGGTATGTCTTTTCAGGATATACTATTTTGGGATTTGTTTGGAGCAGGATTGGGTAATTTTGTAAGATTACTATTATTGATTTAAACATTGAAGGATTTTATGCAAAAAGGAGATAAACATGTTCGATGCAATTTGTGTTGTATTAGTATTTTTATTAATTCTTGTTGCATTAAGTCCTCTTTTTGGCAGAAAGGAGTAGATTGTGAATGATATAAAGGAAAACGGTTGGAATGAAATGAAAAATTTGGTACTTAGTGAAATTAAAAGAATAAATAAAAATTATGAATCTTTGGATGTAAAATTAGATGCCATAGATAAAAAGGTAGATATAATGAGTTCTAAATTAGAATGTTTGCCCAACCATGAAACGAGAATAAATACTTTAGAAACAAACCAATCTGCTCTTAATGTAAAATCTGGTATATGGGGAGTAATTGGTGGTGGAATACCTATTATAATTATGATTTTTATTTATTTTATAATAAAGGTGGTTTAAAATGAAGGAATGGGGTAGAAAGTTTTTAGTTGCAATGATTCTTCTTATATTATCTTCTGTTTTATTATGGTTTGGTAAATTAGCAGAAGATTTATGGAAACAATTGGCTGAGATTACATTTATTACATTTGTTGGTGGTAATTCAATAGAAAATCTTTTGAAGTATTGGAAGAAATGAATTTAAAACAAATATTATTTTTTATATTAATCATTTCTATTTTTATTGGTGGTTTATTCGTAGGTAAATCCTTAAATAAAACCGAAATAGTAGAATCAATAGATACATTGTTTATACCATCTGAACCTAAAATAATATGGAAAACTGCATATATTACAACATTATTACATGATACAACTATTATAAACGGTTTAGATACTATATTTATAAAAGATTCCACCATAATAGCGAAGATGGACACCTCATTTGATGAAGGTAAACTTGGTATATTATATTATTATATGCCCGCCAATTTGTTTAGACTTGATTGGAAACCAAACCCAAAAGAAATAATTACTATTACAAACAATATATATCCAAAAAAATCTTTAATGGATAATATTTTTATTGGTTTTGGAATATCTCAAAATGGCAAACCATGTTTAAATATTAGTTTTGGTTACTCAATAGCGGATATACTCAGAAAGAAGAAATAAATGGCAACATCCAAAGAACAATTTATATTTTTAAAAAATAGTCTACTATTGATGGATTATGCAATTAAACTTGGATTTATACTTACTTACGGTGAAGTATCAAGAACAATAGAACAACAAACTATTTATTTTAAATCCGGTAAAAGCAAGACAATGGATTCCAATCATCTTAGAAAAATGGCAATAGACCTTAATTTTATTAAGAATGGTAAATTAATAACAGATCCAGAAATATTACTACCAATAGGCAAATATTGGATTAGTCTCAATCCTAAAAATAGATGGGGCGGAGATTGGAATATGAACGGCAATGTCAAAGATGAAAATTGGCATGATTGTCCTCATTTTGAGATGCTTCCATAATTATTTCTCCAAATAATAAGATTTCTCTTGACTTTTGCAATAAAAAACGTTATATTATAAGCGTGATAAATTTTTAAATAACAAAAAGAGGTAAAGAAATAACTATGCAATGTCAATATTGTGATTCGGAAAATGTAAATTTTAATGGATATAATAAAACGAGAGATAGACACAGAGTGTTTTGTAAAGATTGCGGACATGAATTTAGTATACCAATAAATGATGTAGATGAATTACCGGATGGTGAAATAATTGAAAATTTAATAGAACCCAAACACGAGCAAGTTCAAAATGATTTTAATAATAGATTTGTAGAAATAGTTGGATTTTATCAATTATATGGTAAAGAGAAAACATTATCTATTTACAATATAAAAGAAGAGACGTTAGATAAATATATTAGAAATGTAAAAAATGCATATGGTAAATCTGACCTTGATAAAAACGTTATATTAAAAAAAATTGCTGAAATATACACCGATAAAGAATTATCTGCAATTGCCAACGGTGGCAGAATTCTTCCGGGCAAAGATAGAGTTCCGGTTGTAGATTTTGAAGGAGAAAGAGTCCGTATTGGCGCAATGACCGATACTCATTTTGGTTCTATTTATACAGATGTAAATTATGTATATCAAGCATTTGAAGAATTTAAAAAAGAAGGTGTTGATTTTGTTACACATTCTGGTGATGTTACAGAAGGTATGAGTAATAGAGCGGGTCAAGTATATGAATTATCACATATTGGATATACTTCACAAAAAAAACATGCAATAGATGTTTTAAGTCAATGCCCAGCACCATTATATTTAATAGATGGTAATCATGATAGATGGCATTTAAAAGCAAATGGTGCTTATATAGTAGAAGATATAGCAAGCGCAATAGGTGCAACTTATTTGGGCGCAGATGAAGGAGATATATCTTTAAAAGGCAAAGCGACTTTAAAGTTATGGCATGGAGAAGATGGTAATTCTTATGCGTATAGTTATAGACTTCAAAAGATAATTGAAAGTTATACTGGTGGCGAAAAACCAAATGTTCTTTTTGTCGGACATACACATAAATCTTTATATATTTTTGAAAGATTTATTCATTGTTATTCATTAGGTAGTATGCAAAAACAAAGTAAATGGATGCGCAGTGGGCGCATAGCTGCACACGTGGGATTTTGGATAATAGATATTTATGTTGGTAAAAAAGGTGTAAATAAATGTACGGGTACTTGGTATCCGTTTTATGCATAATATGTTAATATATAAAATTCAAAATATTTTAAATCTTAAATGTTATATTGGTCAGACAACACAAATATTAAAAAATAGAATTTCTTGTCATATTAGAGGTTGTGGGTGTATCGCAATAGATGGGTCTATTAAAAAATACGGAATAGAAAATTTTGATATTTCTGTTATAGATGATACTGCTACAACTATTGAAGAACTTAATACACTCGAAGAAAAATACATTTTAGAATATAATAGTTTATCTCCCAATGGATATAATTTAACTACGGGTGGAAATAATAGAATTCCAACAGATGAAATTAGAGAAAAAATGTCTCGTATATTTAAAACTATAAAACATACATATATACCATCTAAGGAATGTTTATTAAAACGGGGCGAATCTATGAAAAAAGTGTGGGAAGAAAGAAAAAAGAATGGTGTTTTTTGTCGTAAACCTGTGTCAGAACAAGCAAAAATGAATATGTCAAATGGGCATAAGGGTAAAAAATTATCAGAGGAAACAAAAAGAAAGATTTCTATTGGAAATAAAGGTAAAATAATATCTGATGAAACAAAAAGAAAACAATCAGAATCAGGAAAAGGTAGAATTTTTTCAAAAGAGCATAAAGAAAATATAAGTATTGGTAGAAAAAAATATCTGGAAGAATTGAAAAAAAACCCGGATGTTTTTAAAGAATACATGAAACGTTTAAATAATGGAAAACAAAAATAATAATATAAATATGTTTCAAATGGTGGTGTAAGAATAATTTCAAAGTTCTTTAGATATTTGCTTTGCTTTTAGCGAGTAAATATCTTATATTTAAAGCGTGATAATAATATTATTATCACGCTTTTGCGTTCTGTTATCAGAATGAATCTATAAATACCCACAGGGGCTTTTCTCTTAGCGAGAAAGAAGAAATTGAGAATAATTAAATTATCTTTTCTTGGAGAAATATAAATGGCAACAACTAAAAGTCTAAGGACTTCTTCCCCCAGATTTTGTACAATTCTTGATGTATGTAATAAATTTCCGCGTTTGGTTGCAACTTCTATAAATCTTGACCAAAGTGATTCACCCATTGTACTTTATGATGCCCAAGTGGACGATTCAATATTTATGGCATCTCAGCGAATTTATAATGCTCTTATGCCAACATATAAAAGTATTACTGCTTTAGAAGAAACGGCACCGTGGGTTGGTTCAATAATTTCCAATAGACAAAATACAGTTCCGGCATCAAGATTGCTCGCTGCCGATGCGGGAACTTCTGCAATATGTGAACATTTTACACTTACATTTACATCCTCAAGTGGTTATACAGTAAGTGGATTTTTAAGTGGAAGTGTTGGTTCTGGTACAATAACATCTGATTTTACTTCTACTGGGGGAGATTTAATAATTTCTGCCTCGTCTGTTACGGGTATGTTTTCTGGTACATTTGCATCAGGAGATATGATTTTTATTTCTTTGAATAAGTGGAACAGATTTATTTCTAACATTGCAACATATTTTGCTTTATCAGATGTATTGAGAAATCTTGCATATTCAAATGCGGTTAATATAGACCCAAGTATTTTTGAAAGATATGCAAATCATGCAAAAGCAGATTTAAAAGCACTCCAAACCCCGTATGCAGATGATGGTTATAGATTATCTACATTACCAAGTAGAGATTTTTCTGATTGGCAATGTGGAGGATGGGATGGTGGACTTTATGACCATCTCGGAACACCGGCTGACAATGAATTTGGTGATGAAATGACAGATACTTATTCATCTAAATAAAAGTGATTAATCATGGCAGGTAATTCTAACGGTATAATTTTCTTTTGGAAGTATGGTAAATTACTTGCCGTACCAGAAGAAAAATTTAATCAAACTATTAATTTAAAATTTACTTGGAATGTAAGTAATATTTTTAAAGAAATTTTAAAACCAGATAGAAATACCAAAGTTAAATATGTGAAAATACAACCAAATATATCTGCATTAACCCCAAGAGGTGGTGTAAATTCTATATCAGACCCCTCTAATTTTAAATTATTTTTTTATGATACTCTTAATGAAGGTGAAGAAAAGGCATATGCCAATTTAAATACTGAAAAAATATCAAAAGCCGCAGAAAATGCAAGTGCAGAATTGCGTGCAGCATTTTTAGATAATTTAACAACGGGTCCAAGTATATGGAAAGAAGTTTCAAATGAAAGATTGAATAGGCGTTCGATTATGACATCATTGGGAAGTACAACTCAATTACCTGTAGACCCAAGTGTTCATTATACAGAATCTGTATTTAAAAAAGTTATAGATAGTTATAAATATACGGTTACTAATGATGCTAAAAAAAATATATTAAAAATTGAATTGAAATCAGATAAATTACCAAATGCGCCTCATCCTGATTTTGTTGGATGGAAATCTGGGTTTAAGGGTCCAAATGAAATTTTATTATCTATTATGGGATTACAAGTTAAAAATAATAGTGGTATTTCCAAATCTGGTAATAACATGATTGTTCCTATAACACGGGAGAATTATGGTGATTGGTCGAGAACTTCATATAGAAAACAAGTAAATGGTGATTGGAAAACAATTAATTTAGGATATGAACAAAAAGCAATGGCATATATAGGCGGCGGTTATCCTACTATTAAATATCCATCTAAAAATACACCAGAACCGCCCGGAATACCTGTTATGTTTGTGCTAAAAATAAATACAAAACCATATTATTTTCAAGATGCAAATAATGAAAGTAAAAGACGTGTTGTATTTTGGAGTAAAGAAAAAATTGGTGGTACAATAACATTTCCTAAAAATGTATTATCGGTCTTAAAAAAGAATGGATTTTTGTCAAAGGAATACAATAAATAAATGAGCATTTCAAGTACAAATATGTCTACATTGCTTACTAATCTAAAGACTTTAATTTTAGAGTATCAAACCACCACTTTGTCAAAAATTAATACATTTCAACGCGGATGTTTATCTCCTGTTTGCGTTTTTCCGTCTTTGGCAATATTACCTATTTCTGAAAATTATATTTATGGTTTTTCTAATGGTAAATATGAAGTAGAACGCAGTATACTTATGGAATGTTACGATATAAAACTTTCTACCAAACAATCTAAAGACAACAGCATAGACCTCATAAAGGCAATTAAAAATATTTTAGAAGATAATTTTACTATCAAAGATTCTTGTTATACTTCTAAATGGTCTAATGAAAATTATGGTGAAACAATAGATGTATCAAAAGGTTTTTTAAATATGTCTTCTATTACTTTGTTATGCAAGACAAGAGAAACATATCAAACTACCACAGTTACAAATACGACTACAAATAATCCATCTATTGTAACATTACAAGATAAAATTTTGAGTATTTTAAAAACAAATAAAGTTGCAAAATATTCAACGGTTAAAAATATTGTGGATTCTCCGATTAGTCCAATACCGGAGTTTCCTGCTATTTTATTGGGCGCAGGAACATTATCAAGAAAAGAATATCCTAATGCGAATGTTTCTGATGTATCTTTTAATATAGGTATCGCAACCCAATTGTTTCATAAAGAAACATCTTTAAATCACAATCTTTCTATTGTTGAAGGCGTTAAAGATGTTTTACAACAAGACCACACATTTGATGGTTTGTGTGATTTTAGTAATATTCGTTCTGTATATTATGCACAAGAACGAATTCCAAGCGGATTCTTATATTCTACGAGCATTGATTTAGTATGTAGAATAAGAGAATTTATTTAAGAAAGGAATAAGATGAAAATGTTATATACGGAAGTTTTTTTACCTGACAATCTTTTACCAAGAGGTGCAGTAGAGTATTTTAATACACACGAAGATGAATTTGTATTATTAAATGATAGGCAAATGGTTCCGCTTCCAATGGAAGTATATTGGCAAATACGAAGTAAAGTAATTGCTATCAATAAAGGTTCTTATGAAGTTAATGTTAAACCCGTTAAGATTGAACCTATTATAGAGCCGGTTGTCGAAGAAGTAATTGATAATGTTATTGAAGAAGTTGAAGAAAAGCCTAAGAAAAGGGCTAAAAAAGAATTATAAATGGCTCAATTATCTCAACAGAGTGATAAGTATGCAATAGATTTTCAATCTGCTATTGAAACTGCGGTTGAATGTTCTAAGGGTATTGATACAGATAAGTCTGGTATATTCATTTTAAGTCATTCCGATTTATCTTCTAATCAAACTATACTTGATGTTTTAAAAGCGATTAAAAGCGCCTCAAGACACTCCTCTGTTGAATATGCTAATACTAACAAGAATCCAAGAATACAATTACAAACATTATATTCACCGAAAAATGTATATCCTGTTTTTAGAACATTTTTTCAAAAAGGTGTTGTTGATTCTACCATCATTAAAGTTTTAGATGCCAATGGAACATCATATAATTGTACTACTAATATTTTAGATGCAGACGGAAATGTTATTAAGGTGTCTAAAAGTGTTATGGATGCAGATGGAAATTCTTATGATGTATCTATTACGGATATTGAATGGTTTTACCCTTATTCATATGAAGAAAATGGTGGTGTGTGCAATAGTTGGGCAACAATAGTTCGTGGTGTATCAACAGGAGATACTAATTCCCATAGAATGATAGGCGCTATATGTGATAATTTTTCCATATCTGTAAGCGCAGATGATTATATTTATTTTAATGCGAATATGCCGTGTAGAGATGTAGAATATTCTTATAATGCATCTGGCGATAATTTTACTTTATCAACAGATTCACCATTTCTTTGGAGAAATTGTGTTACCAAATTAGGTAATTCTTATAACCCATTAGAAACATTTGATTTAAAATCATTTGATTTGTCTGTTAGCAATAATGCTAAAGCAAGATTATTTAATAATTCTAAAATACAAAAATTTAATTTGGGAAGAGTAACCGGAAATGGTAAATTTATAACACCTTGGGAGAATACATCTACTAATTTTCAAAATGTAACATCTTTATCAGATTTATTTGCAGGTAATGTTTGTAGACTATCATTATATTGGGGAAATCAATATGCAAGTACGGCATTTACATCTTCTATAAATGTATTATTGCGATATAATAATGAAAATATCGCCAATGATTCAGAACTTTCTAATGATATGTCTTTTACTTTAGTTGAAGATTTTAGTTTTTCAACAGATAATAATAAAATAACATCATGGTCTGTTGATTCGGCAAGTGCGGATACAATAAATTTTGTATTTCCATCCACAGAAACATTATTAGGTAATGTGTTTCCGGGTGATGTAATTAGAACACCAGATGCGTCTTCGGGTGCAACAGATAATTGGATTATAGAAAGTATAACAGATATAAATACTTTGAAATTAAAAAAGAATCACAGTGCTGGTTTAGGTGCCACCGGTACTAAAGTGACAATAGTAAGACACCCAATTAATATCGGGTTAAACCGAGATATTTCCTAAAGAAAGGAAAATAATTATGGCTCGTGGAGTACCAAGTGAACCGGTTCCTTATGTTCTTGAAGCAGACAGAGGATTACCAAATGAAGAGCAAACCGTTTTTCATATAAAACCTAAAACAGGCAATGATTCAAATTATATCACAAAACTGTATATTAGTGCTTATATTGAAAAAGATGGTGGCGCAAGAGACCTCGATGTCAGACAAGCAAATGCGGCAGATGTTGCCACATTTAAACATCTTGTAAAGAAAATTGAGAATTATTGTTTTTCAGATGAATATTATGAAAAACATCCCGCTGTTAAAGAAAAGGCGGTAGAAGTTAAATCTGAAAATGAAGTTCTTAAATATGTACCAGTAATTGATTCCCCGGATATGATTGCTGATGTTTGTCATGATGTAGATTCCGATTCCCTTAGAGAGATTATTTCTGTTGCTAATAATCTTAATAAGTTGAAAGATGGCCAAAAAAAATAATTGAGCTCTTGGTCTCGTTTTCTTTGTGGAGAAGTGAGGAGCAAGGGCACCATTTATTATATGATTGCAAGTATTGTCATAAAAAAGGTTGGTATAAAAATAGGGTCTGTTTTTTAAAGAACAATGAAATTCTTTTAAAATGTCCCATATTTGAAATAGATGCTTCTGCACAAAAAGAATCGGTAAAAATAGTGAGTTCAGAAATAAAGAAGATGAATAAGGAAGATGTGGTAAAAAAGTTAATAGAATGCCATGAGATGTTGCCAAATAAGTTGGTACATGATGTTATTACTTTTCCATGTATGCGTATGGGGTTAAATAATGAAATTATTTGCCCACCGGGGTTGTTTGATTATGATTCTGATTTTTATGTATCATTGGAAACCGCAGCGGGGAAATATCACACTCTTCCTTATCCCGGTTCTTATCTTGACCAACCACAAGATATAATTGAGGCTTTTGATACCATTAGAAGTGCTGAAGCCCGTTATAATAATTATCAAATGAATCTAATAAAAATGAAAGATAAAGAAACTTCTAAAAAGTAGGTGGAATAATACTTGGGCGGATTAAACGAAGAAATAATCAAATTGGTTGCAACGTTAGATACTACTGGTATGGATGCCGGTGTTTCACGAATAATTTCAAATTTTAAAACTATAGCCAAAGCTTCTGAAGTAATTCAACCAAAGGCAACCAAAGCATTAATTAAAACTTCTCCATATAATGTTACTGGGGATATGGGGCGAGCAATAAATGTCGCCGGTAAGAAAGGTATTAGTAGTTATTCTGGTTTGGAAGAAGGTTCTGAAAAATATAAACAAAATCTTCAAGATGCCGCAATGAGGATGGTTGGTATTATTTCTTTAGTAAAAGAATTATCTACGGAAGAATATAGAATAAATGGTTATTTAAGAGCACAAAATTTAGAAAATACTCTTATTGCTAAAAAGAAATTAAATATGGTTTCTATTGCAGGCGTTCTTATAGATAAAAACAACGCCGTTTATAAATTAGATGAAGGTATCCGAAACGAAACTCAAATATTGTTAAATAAACAAATGAGTTTAAATAGAATGTATGATTTTGAAATACAAAGTAAAAAACAAATACTTGCATTAGGAATAAGAAATAAAAATATATCAGTTGAAGATTTAACATTACTCAAATCAAGTATTGTTGAATTGGAAAGAAGAAAACGAACCGAATTACAATCTCTTGGTGGTAGAGCAATGGGTATAGTTGGTAAAATGGAAGCAGGAACACCAGAAGGATTGGATGCTCAACGTCTTGCAATTATAACCAAATATGAAGAAGCACAAAAAAGAATTACTGTTCAGCAACGTTTACAAAATGTAGAACAAGGAATACTTGATAGTACCACACGTGGTTCAATAAGCGTTTATGGAGAAATTTTAAATTATAATGAAGAAATTTGGAAGACCAGTAAAGTTTTTGGTGAAGCCCAAAGTAAACTTGCTTATGAAGTTGAGGCATTAAATCAAAAATATATTGAAGAATTGAATATAAAAACAAAGATTTTAAATAAAATGAAGGAGATGAATGTTCCACCTGAAATTTTAGAGGCGGCAACAAATGATATATTACAAGTTGAAAAAAGACGGGTTATAGAACAAGAAAGATTAAAAAAATTAGCCCATGAGATAAATCAAACAGCATTAGCGACCCGTTCTACAGAATATGCGCCAACGGGTTTGATTAGTATGGAAGAGGCGGAAATAAAAGCAAAAAAGGCGCTATTATCTCATAATCTTGCAACAAAAGAAGCCACCACTTTAATGGAAAAACAATCACAGGCAGAAATTCGTCTCGGTGGTGCAACCCGTGGTATGATTAAACAATTTTCTATATTAAGAAATAGATTATTGGTTTTAACATTTGCTTTTGCGGGTTTGGTTCGTATGGGTAAGAAATGGATTGATTTATCTTTGCAAGCAATTAAAAGAGAAACATCTTTATCTATTATTTCTACAAATTTAGGTATTAGTATTTCTGATGTTACAAAGGCAACAAAAGAATTGGCTTCAGATGGAGTATTATCTATAAATGGTGCAACGCAGGCTGTTAAAAATTTACTTTCAACGGGTGCAAGTTTAAAAATAGTTACAGAAACAATTAATGTATTAAAAGATGCGGCTCTTGCTAATGGTAGAGATTTTTTTACGGCAGAAGAAAATATTACATCTTTTACACAAGGTTTAAAAGAAGGTCGTTCTCAGGTTACAGATAATATTGGTGTTATGACCAATTTAAGTGTTGTTGCTAAGAAATATAAAGATATTATAAAAGAAGTTGGTTATGCAAATGGTATCTTAATTGGCTTTATGAAAGAAGCCGCTATGTATGAAGGTACAAGAGCCAAATTAATGCAGACGCTTGCTGGTAGAATGATGTTTCTTAAAACTGCAGTTCTTGAATTGAAAATTAGTTTAGGTACAGTTCTTCAGCCCGTTATGGAAAATATACTTGGTTTATTTGAAGTATGGACTAAAAAAATAAAAGAATTTTCCGATACAAATAAATTTAAAATTTCTGAATATGTTGATTATGTTGGAAAATCTATAAAATCTGTAATGGAATTAGTTATTAATTCTACTGTAAATATAATGAAAATATTTTCAGTATTTTCTTCGACCGTTGTTGGAGTGTTTGGAATATTAAAAGGTGTTTTGGGAATTAAAAATATTTCTTGGTTAATTTCAATAATTATTTCTTTAAAGATTATTATTGTATTAACTAAAAGTTTGATTAAATTTATGACCGCATTAAAAAATACATTTAAATCTATTATTGCACTTGAATTTATGCAAAATCTAATTCCCACGACACATAGAAAAAATTTTATTACTGCTCTTTATGAAATAACCGGAAGTTTTAATAAATTAAAATTTTCTATTAAACAGATTTGGGCACTAAGTCCAAAAATCCCATGGTTAATGGGCGTAACTGTTCTTTTAGGGGTTGCTATAAATTCAATAGGTACATTAATACGAAAAAAACGTGAATTAGAATCTATAGATAAAGAACGTTCAACATATTCTAAAACTTTATATGAAGATACTGAAAAACAAACCGAAGTAATTAAAGCAATGGATAAAGTTTTAAGAAATAGAAATATAACAGTACCCACAATAAAAATGATTGATCCTGATCAATTAAAAGCAGATTTAGATAAATCTGCTCAAACACTTATAACAAGTACAACCAGTACAATTTTTGATGTACAAAAGGAAGTAAACAAACAAATAAAAGGTAAAAACATATCTATAATAGAAAGTTTTTTTCCAGATAAAGAACAATCAGATGAACTTGATTTTTTAAAGAAAATGGGGTTTGCATATGATGCCCTTACAGGAGATATTATACAATTTAATACTAAAAATGAAACTATGTTTAGAATGTCATATGAAAATTTTAAAAGATTAAATGCGATTATTTTAAAATATGCAGATAAAATTGGGCCCATTCCACAATTTCAAGACGATTTAAGTTCAGCTGTAGATGAAACATCAAATAAAATTAAAGAATTACAAAATCAAATAGATGCATTGGAAGTTCCGAGTTTGACAAAAGATTTTAAAGATATTTTTAAAACTTTTAAAGAAGGAAAAGAAAATATAGACGGTTTAAAAACAAGATTAGATAGTTTAAAAACCAGTCTTAATGGTATTATTTTGGAAAGGGTCAATTTAAAAAATGATTTAATTGCTTTATCAGCAACTCTAAAAGACCCAATACCAGAAAGCGTAATAAATGATTTAGCGGATATTGGGTTAAAGAATGCCGATACAATGTTTTTAAAACTAAAAGAATATCTTGGTGTTACCGATGAGGGTACAAAATTAATTTATCAATTGTTATTTGGCCAATTAAAAGTACAATTAAAAGAATTTGAGAAAAATATTAATGATTTAAAATTGGATTTAACTAATTCATATGATGATTATATTCAAGAATTATCTGGTTTAAATGAACAAATAAATTTGGCCAAAACCGGTAGTGAAAAAGGTTCTATTGCATCGGCTATGCTTAAAGAAGATATTAAAATTGCCAAAGAAAGATTAGATATTCAACAAAAATATACCAAAGTAATTGATGATACTAATACAGAACTTGCAAATGCTAAAACATATTTAACCGATTTAGTTGCTAAGGATAAAGAACTGGGTCTTACTATGGAAAGTCCAGAAGTTAAAAAACAATTAGAAGAAATTGCGAGACTTGAGGCGGCAATATTATCTATAACCGGAAAACGAGTAGATTTAGAAAAACTCATGAATCAGATTCTCGGAGTAAGAAAAGAATTAATATTTTGGAATGAATATAATGAATTTATGACAAGTGCCGAATCTAAATATAATGATTTGGTTGGTAATGCGGAAAATGGGCCCGGATTACTTACTCAATGGATGTTTGGTGGTAAAAGCGCCAGAGGAAATATAAGAGAACAGGGTCAAAAAATATTAAATGATTTAATTCGTCAAGCAGAAGATATAAAAAAACAATCTATTTCAATGTCAGAATCTATTAAATCACCTGAATTGGCAAACGGTAAAACAATTATTTCCGATACTGAAATGAAGGCATTGGATGATTGGGTAGAAAAACTTAAAAATATGAGTCCTGTAATGGCCTCCATGGGTAAAGAAATAGTTGATGCTGCAAATCAGATGGCGCAAGGTGTTACTAATGCTTTTTTACAAATGATAGATGCAAATAGACAATTAAATGAACAAATGTATTCTACAAGAATTGAATTAAAACGGCAAAGAGAGCTTGGTGTTATTTCTGAAGATGAATATAATACTGAAATAAAGAAATCGGAAGAACAAGCGTATTATGATAGAAAAGCCGCATCTCATAGACAATTACAAGGACTTGCTGTTTCTATTAGAGACACACTTGCGGCTAAAGCAGTAGAATGGGCTATAATGGCCATAGCATATAAAGTGTTTGCTGCTGGTGATACAGCAATGATGGTGTTTCCAAATCCGGTTGGTAAATTAGCGGTTGCTGCACAATATGCAACATTGGCTGCTCTCGCGGGCGGAGGCGCAATAGCAATGAATTCTGTTGCTTCTTCACAAGGTATGAAAGCCGCATATTGGGAAGGTATGGGCGCAGCCGAAGCATCTAAATATGATGAAACATCTTCTTCCACCGAAACAGGTTCCAAAGGGTCAACTTCCGGTTCTACTATTGCTGCACAACCACAATATATAACAATTAATCCATCCGTTGCGTTTTATGGGGATTATTTATATTTAGGTGATACAATACAAGAAGTTGGAGAAAAAATGAGCCGTGTTATAGTCACAGAAGTTAAAGAGGCCATTGAAACTGGTGAAATAACATTATCTAATTTTAATTAAAGGAATGAATGTCGGCATCAAATAATAAATTCGAGTTAGCAGTAGCAGTTCCTATTGTAAATAATTCATTTAAATATCCAAATAGATATGTTGCAACTGCTACTACTATAACGGCTACGGCAATTACATTATCTAATATACAATGGGAATCATCTGCTAATACCATGTATCTTTCTGAGGTTGCTGTAGATGGTGATAGAATTACATTAAAAGCAACAGGTGGAACAGTTGGAACAACCACATGGGTAGATGTTTCTAAAGCAGATTCTTCTGGTATAACGGCCGATAATATGGCTTTACAGGGTTTTGATGCAAATACTATTATATTGGGATATGGAAATTCAATACCGGGTGGATGGTATTCGAGTTATTATTTACCCGCAAGTAATTATGCTTTTGTGAGAGATATTGGTAATGTAGATAATTTTTGTATTGGAATGACATTACCAACCGCATCTGCAACATCCACTAATTTTTATCTTAAACAATCAATTAATACAGATTATTATGTACAAAATTTAAGTTATAGATTGGGTTGTGTTAGTAAAATAACTGTTACTGGGGTGCAAGCGAATACTGCATCGGTTATGTTGGGAATGGAAATGACCCCAACTGAAACAGATAATGTAACATTATATAATTCGAGTGCATCCAATGTCGCTTCTTTTACAAGTACAAGTGGAACAGTAACATTAACAACGGCATCTGCTACCGCATTTGGTATATATATTTGGATGAATACTGATGTTGCGCAAGTTACTAAAGAAACTACCGTGTATGTAGATGATGTTTATTTGGAACATGTATATAATCCAGTTACAAAGAAAACTATTTATGGAGAAACCGCAATTGGTAGTAGTGCAGATACATGTTTTTATGAAATAAGTGAAAATCATGATTCAGAATCCCTTAGTATCACGACTATTGATAATTTTACAGATGTTAATTTAAATGACGCATCTATTGCCAGATTTGATTCAACTGGTTGGGGCGAAAGAAATATAAAATATGAAGTGTCTTGCAAATTTACAAATGTTCTAACTTCTATTTGGACATATTTAAATAAATTACTTGATATACAAAAGAACGGCTATAAGTTAAATTTGCATCCCTATGTAGCCGAACTTCCAGAAGTTTTAACGGGATTCCTATATCTCACTTCTGTTTCTAAAGAACATTGGGACGCTGGTTTAGTTAGTTTCGATTTCCGATTTCGGGAATCATAAAATATGGAGGTTTTATTATGAGTGTATTAGCTGGGTGGCAAGATGCCTATTATATGGAATATGCCAGTTCTATTAGTCATTCTCCGAGTTTTTCAGATGCTGCTATTGGTGGGGCATATGGATTAGGAAAGCCTTTGGTTTATTTATCAAATCATCCTACATTTGATATAAACAAAGGAGTTATTTTTACAAGAAAGGCGACAGGCCGTTCTTATATTATGAGAGGGTCTTCGGATCACATTGAAAGAACACCGGGAACAGTTGCACCTACTACAACGTATGAGATGGATTTAGACCCAAGTGGTTGCTTTATTCCGTTGCTTACTTTGTTTCAACCGTCTACTTCTGGTGCAACGCATACAGATGCGGCAGCGGATACAGCTATTTTTTATCCTTATACTGTGTCCACCGTTTCTCAGTATGCTTCTTTGCTTAGAGTAACGGATACGGGTCAATCACATCAAATTCTTGGTGCGGTTGCCAAAACAATTAGTATAAGCGGCGAAGAAGGGGATTCTATTAAATATAGCGTTGAATGGACTGGTGCAAATATGTCAACCGGAGTATCTTCAACTGTTACTGCGTGG